AAATTGTAGGTAGGGACCTCCTACAGTAGACTTAAGGTTTCGAGTTATTTAATGACAACCTCTAAATGTCAACCGCCCGCGTGTCCTTCACCTTAAAGCGGGATTCCCTTATGGAGCGAGAGATGAGGTTCGAACTCACGACCTTCTGCTTGGCAAGCAGACGCTCTACCAACTGAGCTACTCTCGCTTATTAATAATTCGGGATTGCTTTATCTGTTCAAATTAAAAGTTTGATGATCTGTTTTTTGCTGAAACAATCCCTTAAAATATTTTCTTTTCTTAACTCTAAGTCTTTTAATTTTTTTAATCAACTTACTTTCACTTTTTTTACCTCTAAAAATTTCTCTGTGTGAATCTAATTTACCCTCCAACACTACTTTCATTCTATTTATTTTTTATTCACTTATTATTTTGTGGATACATTTGGGCTTCGAACCCAAGACTCCTGAGTGCAAATCAGGTATGATAGCCAGCTTCACCAATGACCCTTGTGTTGCGCCGCTCTGGAATCGAACCAGATTTAAAAAGCTTATGAGACTTCCCAAGATACCAACCTTGCCGCCCGCAATTTAATTGTACCGAAATATGGAATCGAACCACAGTCCCTTCTTGATGAGAGAAGTGTCTTAAACCACTAGACCATTTCGGCTTTTTGTGACCCCGGTGGGGTTCGAACCCACGACCCCTCCATTAAAAGTGGAGTGCTCTAAACCAACTGAGCTACGAAGTCTTTTCTTTGTCGTACTTGTCACTTTCCATAATCTGACATTTTTATTATTTGTTATTAATTGAGCCTCAGGAGGGATTCGAACCCACGACATCCTCATTACAAGTGAGGCACTCTGGCCAGCTGAGTTACTAAGGCATTTTATTGTAGTCCCTACAGGGTTCGAACCTGTGACCTTCACGATGTAAGCGTGTTGCTCTCCCAGCTGAGCTAAGGAACTAGATTGCGGTCCATGCGAGAATCGAACTCGCGGCACCACCGTGACAGGGTGGTATGTTAGCCACTACACCAATGGACCAATTAATGATAACAGAATTGTTTTTTTTCTATTCGTGCTCTACCCACTGAGCTATCGGCCCCGAAGGACCGAGTGGGACTCGAACCCACGACCACGAGCTTACAAGGCTAAGATATAAAATTGCTGTAACAATTCTTTAATATCATTTTGCGGAAGACCAGGGACTCGAACCCCAAATACCTTTCAGTACTACCACTTTTCAAGAGTGGCCCCTCATCCAGCCGGATGCCTTCCTTTTTTTACCAATATGTCAAAGAACTAAATAAAAAAACCCTGAATCTTTTGGACCCAGGGTTTTTCTATATAGAGAATAAATTCCGATGAATCAACTCATATTAGACATCCCAGGTCCTTGGGTAAGCGAATCCGCTACCATCCCCGTCTTATCGACCCCTAGTTTGTATGTCATAGTTGTTTTCATTGAATTTACTGTGTTTTTTATTTGTATTAATTAAATATGGTACAAAGATAGTAAAAGTTTGTCTAATGTCAACTTTTTTTCAAAAAATTTTAATCTTTTTTTTCTGTTGCGTATTTTATACCCATAATTGTACCTACTATTGAGAAGGCGTTTGTTAAAAGTATCCCAATTATATTAGACCAAGCGGCACTTATGATTTGTGTATCTTTACCTGAGAATAAAGTCACTAAATAAACAGCTGTTGAAACAAAACCGACACCAATAATAACCCATAAAGCCACTTTGACTATTGTTGATATTAATTCGTTTTGTGTTTTTTTCTGTAATAAATCTAAATCATTTTCAGCACTTTGTTTGGCTGTTTCGGCTTCAATTCTAGATTGTTCGGCCCTAACCATTTCATTTTTCAATTCTTCAGTTAGACGTAAATTATCTTGTTTCCATTCATTTAGTTCCCTATTTTGAACTTCATAGGTTAATTTAGACTCCTCAACCTCATTTAGAGTTTGTTGAAGTTCTCCCATTATTCTTTCATTTTCTTGATTTGCTTTAATTAATTCTTCGTTTTGTTTTTGGATTTTTTTCGTCATGTCAAGACGTTTTTTCCTTTTTTCAGAATCTTTTGCTGCACAATCTTTCAAGTACTTCACAAATTCTTCATCGTTTTCACCATCAATCAATTTTGTGATATTACCTTCTAAACCTATACCTTTTTTATCGTATAAATCAATTAAAACCTTTTTAGTACCTGAATCTATTTTTATCATCTATAAATTTTAAATGGAGCTGTTCTATTTTTATAACCTTCATAATCATCCCTAAACTCTTCTAATCTAGGTTCAATGTCATCTGACTTTATAATCCAAAACTGTGCTCCAGCTTGTACTGCTTTAGCCTGTTCTTCAGATTCATTAGAAGAAGAGATTATACCAATTATAACGTGGTTTCCGTATTGGAAATTAATCCTTCTAATAAGTTCAATACCATCAAAAGAACTACCTATAATGTTTAAATCAACAAACACGCACTCAGGTTTATCATCAACATTTTTTTCTTCAAACCATTTTTTGAACATCTTTTCAGCCTCATCAGCACTGTTAACAGATTTTAATGATAAACTTATATCTAGTAATGAACATGCGTCCTCGAATACTAAATGGAATAAATCCTCATCATCAACCAATAAAATAGACTCTATCATACTTTTTAATTTAATTTAATTTTAATTTTTGTACCAATATTATTTTTTTCACAAGAAACATTAAATTTATGTTCATTTAATATAGCTAAACATATATTCAAACCTAAACCCGTACCAGATTCTTTTTGACCTTCTTTTCTTTTATAAGGTTGTGATAACATATTAAATTCTTCTTGGGTTAAACCTCTACCATTATCTTGGACTACTAAGTTACAGTCCTCAATATAAATATGAACGAATTTACTATCGCTATCATTATATTTTAAACCATTTCTAATTAAATTATCTATTGCGGTACAAAACAGGGGTTCATTAACTTCTATCGTTGTTAATGAATCTATTTTAACTTGTGATTTATATGCTGTAGTAGAAAGATAAGATTCTAAGATCTTTTTAAGATCACATTCAACCTTATTTAAAACAACATCTTTCTTAACTAGATTGGTAAATTCAAAAACACCTCTATAAACTTTTTGTGAGTGTAATAAACCTTCTTTTATCATCCTTAAGGGAGACTCTATTTTTAATCTCTTTATGTCTTCTTCATTTAACCTTCTTTCTAATGATGATATACCCCTTGGTATATAAGTATTGATTCCTGAATGCATATCATGTCGTAATATTTTTGCGGCATGTTCCAGATATGTGTTCTTTTTTTCTATCTCTTGGGTTTTTTTCATAAGTTCCGTCACATCATACCTTATTGACATAAACCCAATTAATTCATCTGTAGTTGGGTCAAATTCTGCTTTTATATATGAATCAACCCAATACAAATCACCATTTTTAGTTTTGTTTGTTACAACATCATTCCATATTTTTTTCTTTTTAACCACAATTTCATACATTTTTCTCCAATATTCCTTCGGATGATAACCGGAATTAACAATATTATGATCTTTACCCATAGCATCTTTTAATTTCCACCCCGATACATCCTCAAATTTTTTGTTAACATAAGTTATTTTACCATATTTATCTGCTTTACTTACAAGTACGGAATGGTCAACAAATGATTCAATATCTTTTATATTTTTTGTTACAATATAATTTTCTTTAACCGAATAAGTAAAACTGTATAAAGCAGATAACATTTGAGTGAAGTTTATTTCATCTTCTACCCACACCCTTTGTTTTAAACTTTCAACACATAAAACACCTATAACATCACCTTTATAAGTTATGGGTACATCTAACATCGATTTGATACCAAGCGGGGTTAAATAGGTTTCATTAAAACAAGAAGTTGCCGGATGATTTTTAGCATCATTTGCTACTATTACAGGGTTGTCACTTAAAGCTAAAAAATAATTTTTAAAATCTTTTTTACTTAATATAATGTCTTGGTACCAAGAATCTTCATCTTTAATATATAGTTGTTGACATATTATTGAGGTTTTGTCTTCATTGTATAACCATATTGAACATCTATCAACATCCATTGTTTGGGTAACTTCTTTGGTTAAAACTTTAGCACCATCATTTAGATTACCCTCATAAAATAAATTATTATGTAATTGTGAGTTAAGTGTGTTATCTAATTTTTTATTATAAATGTTTTTATTTTTTATGTACTTATTTTTTTTAATATATTCATAAATGAAAGTACCTATGGTTGGAAATAATGAAAATATTATAGCATAACCCAAATAACCTATCTTATCTATATGACCCATAATATTAATTATTAATAGTGATTGGGTCGTAAATAAAATTATCATTAAGGTTAGTGATAATAGTAGAGATATTTTAAATGTTCTTGTCATACATATAAATATTTAAAAAAATACCTAAAATTTTCATTCTCTACATCTATTTAAATTGTTAAATAACTTAACTAATATTTATTAATATGAGGTTTTTAATAACAATAATACTTACATTATTTTTGAGTAATAGTTTTACACAGTGTAATACTAATAATACCATTTGTACTTCAGGTACAGCTGGACCTTTTACTTTTGGTAATGGTGGTCCAGCAGTTAGTACTTGTTTAGATTGGGTGGGGTCCTCAAGATTTGCTTATATTGTTTTATATATTACACAATCTGGTCCCCTTAATTTATATATTGATGGTAATGGTGCTACGGGTTATTTAGATGTAGCTGTCTTCAACATACCTTCGGGTGTTGCACCATGTACAGCCATTCAAAATAACGCAAACCAAATTGGTTGTAGTTATGCACAAACCTCAAGTGGGTGTAATCAATTTGGGACTTCATTCCCTTGTACTAGTAATTCTCCTGCACCCAATGTTGTAGCAGGTCAAGTTCTTATGATAGTTGTTGAGGATTGGATGAACGGACCATCAACAAATTTTACTTTACAATTAGCCCCACCACCAAGTGCACAGACAGGACCACCGAGTACAACAATAACACCTGTTGGCCCTTTTTGTACTACCTCACCCACAACTCAATTACAATCAGTTAATATGGGTGGTACATGGTCAGGACCTGGGGTCTCATCAACAGGTTTATTTAACCCGTCAACTGCCGGGGTTGGCACCCACACCATAACTTATACTTTAGGTCAAGCACCTTGTCAATCTGTTAGTACGACAACAATTACAGTTAATTCATCAACAGTTGCACCAACATCAACAAACGTTACTTGTTTTGGTCTTTGTAATGGAACAGCAAGTGCCGGTGTAGTAGGTTCATCTTATTCATGGTCAAATGGGTTAAACACTCAAACAATATCTAATCTATGTCCGGGAACTTATACCGTTACGGTCACACAAAACGGATGCACTTCAACAGGAAGTGTAACCATAACTCAACCCACACAATTTAACGTGGGTAACATTACACACAATTAATTATGAAAAAGTTATTAACTATCCTAACAATTTTGGTTTCTTCTGTTGTTTTTGGTCAATCAACAGTTAACCCTGACACAGTTTGTTATCAAACAGCCGGTTCTACATATTCAGTACCTTCACTAGGTGTGGGTTACACCTATACATGGTCTGTTACCTCACCAGGTACTTTAGTTTCGGGTCAAGGAACCAACTCAATCAACGTTGATTGGTCTTCGGCTTCACCTGGCCTTATCACAGATGGTATTACAGTTTATGCCACAAATGCTTCGGGTTGTCAATCAACATCAATAACCCTTAATGTCTTTATATTAGAAATAATACCTACAATTACAGCTCTTGGCCCTTTTTGTAGTACTGAACCTTGTGTTACTTTAACAGGTACACCAACAGGTGGGACATTTTCAGGACCTGGTGTTTCAGGAAATCAGTTCTGTCCAGCAAACGCCAACATTGGCTCTAACACAATTACTTATACTGTAACACAAAATGGTTGTACATTCTCTACAACAACTTCAGTAACAGTTAACTCACAACCAGTATTATCACCAATACAACATAACTAATGAGATTTTGGTGGGTCATATTGTTATTACCTTTTTTCACTCTTTCACAACAAAATATAGAACTTTGTGGTGAAGAAAGTGTGACATTTACCTATTCTACATCATCAGATGACGTAGGGACTAATCAGTGGGAGGTTAACGGTCAATATTTTTACACTGAAGACCTTGTAATGACATGGTCTGATACTGGTACATATGTTATAAATGTTATAAGAATTAATGATGGTTGTCCGTCATTACCACAATCTTATACAGTAAATGTGACTAAATGTGATGAACCAATATACTTTGTACCAAATGCTTTCACACCCGATGGTGATAATTTTAACCAATCTTTCATACCTATTTTTACCACAGGGGTTGACCCATATAATTACCACTTAACTATTTTTAATAGATGGGGTGAAATTGTTTTTGAAAGTTACGATATGTCAAAAGGATGGAATGGTAAGTATGGTGATTTTTCTTGTCAAGATGGTGTTTATACATGGAAAATAGAGTTCAAAGTCATTAAAAACGATGAACGTGTATTGGAAATGGGTCATGTTGTTTTAATAAAATAAAATATTAATTATGAAAATTGTTTTACCTTTAATCTTATTTTTTTGTTCTAGTTTTATAGAATCTAATAAACCTATCTTGTGTAATGCTACTTGGTATGAAACAAAGAATTACCCTAAAGTACATAGGGAGTACTCAACAGCAGCTTTTAACCATTATAAGATAGGGGATAAAGTATTGGTGACAAATATTAATAATCAAAAAACTGATACTGTAGTTATTACAGATAGGCACACCTCAGGTTCAAACCATATTGATTTAAGTAAACTATCTTTTGGTAAGATAGCAAATCACAGTCAAGGTAGAATAAAGGTTACAGTAAAAAAAATGATTTAAAAATAAGTTTGTTCGAAATAAAGGATTTGGAACTTATCATTTTTATCAACTAGATTAGCAGCGTTTATAAAATCATTAAACTCTATTACAGATTCTTTTTGTATTTCTCTAAATTGTTGTAAGAAATCAAAAGTAGTTAAATCCTCTTGGAAAACTTCTTGTGAGTTTTTGTTATAACTTTTCATTAATCCTAACTCAAAATTATAAGCTTGATAAATGATATCTAATAAACTATCAAAAGTGAAACTAGTTTCTGATTGAGGCATTTTAGTTACAATATTAAAGTCAGCCATATACTTTTGAATAGTTTCAGCATGTTCTAGTTCTTTGTGTGCATCTTCATGAAAAAAGGCTGCCGCTTTTTTATAGTTCATATCTTGACACCAATTTGCTGCCGTTCTATAAAGATAGTGAGCGTAATACTCATCTTTGATTCTATCAGTAAGGATTTGAACTACTTTGTCACTTAATTTATATAATTGTGGTTCACCATTAGTTTTTGTGTCATCAGTTTTTTCAGTCTCTTCATCTTGTTCAAAAATTCTTTTTTTACCAAGTAATTCATTAACAATTATTGATGTACTATTGCCTATTGGTTGTGTCTTTCTATTCATAACAATTTCATTTTATTATAAATATATTTAGACTATAAAAAAGTAAATTTATTTGAGGTCCCAATTGGATTCGAACCAATGTAAGCGGTTTTGCAGACCGACCCCTGACCACTCGGGCATAGGACCTTATGTTATTTGTACACCCTGATGGACTCGAACCACCAACCCCAACGGCCGTAACGTTGTGCTCTAATCCATTGAGCTAAGAGTGTGTGTAGGTACATAGACACGGAGAATGCCGACCACACTCCTGGTTCTCTCACCTTAGTCCGATGTACCTTTGTAGGGAAGGTAGGAATTGAACCCACGACCTTGACGATATAAGCGTCCTGCTCTCACCAACTGAGCTACATCCCCATATGAGCGGAAAGGGAGGGATTTGAACCCTCGGTACCCTTACGAGTACGACACTTTAGCAGAGTGCTGGTTTAAGCCACTCACCCACCTTTCCTTTTAGGGTAACTAGTGAGAATCGAACTCACGGCACAAGGAACCACAATCCTTTGCTCTACCAACTGAGCTATAGCTACCATATAATAGTTATTGATGTTGACTCGACCTCCGTGGGTCTGTATGACCATCTTTTAACGAGAAATAACTATTTTATTTTTCTTCCTCTTATCCACCCAATATTAATATGTCAAGTAGGTATAAAAGTTCCAAGTTGTCCCGGGAAGGGTCGAACTTCCAAACTCCACGTTCAAAGCGTGGTGACTTTGCCAATTCGTCTACGGGACATTATATTGTCGAATAGGCAGGATTCGAACCTGCGTGCTCCTGTTCCCAAAACAGGCGAGATAAACCACTCCTCTACTACTCGTAGTCAAGGCCCAACGTTTTTAATTAACAGAACGGTAGCCAAGTTTCAAACTGTTTTATTTTTGTGTGGTGGGACTTGAACCCACACGAAAGGTTACATGGTTAATCCTCTTCTTTTCTCTACAAACTAGTATAAGTAGTTTCAGACCATTAACCCATCACCTAACCCTTTCACACTTGTGGTAATGAGTGGAATCGAACCACTGACACCTTGATCTTCAATCAAGTGCTCTACCAACTGAGCTACATCACCATTTGCACGCCCCAAAAGATTCGAACTCTTACCAAACGGGTTGGAACCGTTTATGCTACCATTACACCAGAGACGCGGATAAAATGTACAGGAAGACATTTTGTTTTCAAATTTCCGCTTTTGATTTTTTTAATTTGCTGAAATCTTCCTTCAAACATTTTGTGGGGATGGTGTGAATCGAACACACTCAGTTAAAGAACAACGGTTTTACAGACCGCCCCGACTCTCCAGCTTCGGCGCATCCCCAAGATAAGGAAAGGGGAAGATGGTTGCGTGGACATCCCCTTTTATGATTGGCTTTACTTAGGTGTATATCTCCCAACTCCGATAACATCAACCGATATACACTCTCATGTTATGGATGTTATCATTCCCCAATCAACCCTATATTTTAATCAATCCTTCATGTATTTCACTATGACAATTACTACACACTAAAATACATTTATCAATTTCTTTTTTTAATCTTTCAATAGAATAGGATTTACCACTTATATTAAAATCCTTTTCTTTTGGATCTTTATGGTGGAATTCTAAAGCACTTACACATCTTTTATATCCACAACACTCACATTCCCCACCTTTATAATTAATCAATTCTATTTTTTTCCTCTTTCGCCAACTTATAACGTGTTGGGATTTTAATTTTTTCTTCTCTTCTTCAGTTAATTTATGTTTATTTACATCAACATACTTTCTAATAGTGTCCCTTGTTGTTTCAAAAAATAAAGCCGTTTTTCTTAATGATTTTAATTCTATATATTTTTCAATTATGAGAGTCGGTTCAATTTTTATGGTATCCATTTTTTGTAGATTATGTTTCCTACAAACTTTTTTTATTAAATCCATACTATATTTTGTTTCCTCCTGTATTTCCAAATAACTTTTTTTTTCATTTCTTAATTTAAGTATTTTACCCTCAGATTCAGAATTATAGTCACCAATCACTTCTAATCTTAATGAAACATTAGGACTATTTAGTCCGTGTTTTTTACAATGATACTGTATTGTAGATAAAGCACAATTTAGTTCATTTTTAATTTTTTTAAAAGAAAAACCTTTTTCTCTTAATTCAATAATTTTTTCTTCTAACTCTTTCATAATTTATTAACATTTTATATTAATAAATATGTATAAGTTTCGATAAATGCTGACGGGGTGGGAGTCGAACCCACGGTGGAGAAATTCTCGCCAGATTAACAGTCTGGTGCGTTCGGCCAACTACGCGAACCCGTCAATTATTAATTGTACCAATATTTCAAAGAACTTTTTCTTTCTGTCGGTGTGGTAGGATTTGAACCTACGACCTTTCGCGTATCAGGCGAATGCTCTTACCAGCTGAGCTACACACCGTGTTAAAATAAAAAACCCGACTCTTTTTTGGAATCGGGTTTGTTATATCTTTTTATGTTTTTCTCGTTATCCTTTACAGACACTATCTACATATAACATACCCTTACCACTGCTAATAAAACACGGCTGATACCACTGATTACGATTACTGATATGTATGTTATTTGTTCTCATTTTTTTATGTCTATTAATTAAATATGTTACAAAGATAATAAAAGTTATTTAAATGTCAAATATTTTTTTTTAATTTTTTTCAAAATCTACCATGGGGAATAATTTTTTTGCTGCCTCAAGAGGAAATCTATTACCCCATTCGGTTATGTGTTTAACGTCATCCAATTCATTATCACCACCACCAATACCTATATAGGCTTTATAACCATCATAAGGGTCTTTAACCAAAACGATGCCTATAGAATGTGAAGAAGTAAACCAAGTATAATCTATTATTTCCATTTTTAATATTTTATTATTTTAATTTCTAATTTATGTTTATTAGCCAAATCTATCATATGTTTGGTCCCTTTGGATTGTCCATCCCAAAAAGCAACACAAGCATCAGCATACTTAGCCATTTCTTCGTTTCTAATATAACCAGCTCTCTTACCAAATTCATTCCATTGAGCCGGAAATTCTTTAACAGAATAACCCATTTCTTTAGCATAGGTTTCACCAAGGGTATCTGCACCCTTTGCTTTACCACAAACAATTTCTATCTCTGTTTTATTTTGTAGGAGTTGGTCTAGATTATTTTTTAATAGTTGGTAGTCATTGAATTCTCTACCACCTGCGACAATAACTTTAAACATATTAAGAATCAAACGACATTACTACTCTAACATCTTCATATTTTTCACCCAACTCCTTAATGGGTTCAATCCAATTTTTAAAGAAACTTTTAAACCATTCTTTATAAGTTATGTGCCATTCATATTGGACATTAATTTTCCATTCTGAAATAGGTTTAGTTTCAGGTTCTTCTTCTCTAAAATATTCGTCTCTGTTTGTTAGTTCGGTTATTTCACCTTTTAAAACTTTATCTGCCTCCTTCATACTAATTGTGATGTTATTCCCACCACCAACCCCACCTGACCAACTATTTGGTGTTTTGGTATTGTGTTTTGAGAAAGGGTCTCTTAGTTCTTTATATTCTTCCAAACTAATCACACCTGTTTTAATAGTCATTTGGTCCCAATCATATTCTTTTACATCACTCAAATTAATCCAAGTTTGTGAATGAGTCCAATCAAAATATCTTTCCACATATTCCTTATCAGAATCTAAAGGAAAACCTCTATTACTAGACATAGGTTTAAACCCCCTACCTGTTTTAACACCAGCAAAACCAAAACCATTTCTAACATCTGCTAAAATAGCAAACTTATCATAATTTCTACCACTTTCAGGGTGTTCTTTAAATGGTGCATCTAAATCATCCTTCCAAAAATCAGGTACCACATAATTAGAGTCTTCTTTAATTCTTTCTTGTAAATAATGATAATCAGGGTTAGGGAAAACCTTTTCCTCATTAACCTTCCATTTACCATTTTCTTTTACTTCACAAAGCACATGAATATCTGTTCCCATATTATTTTAATATTTGTTTATACTGACTCAATAAATTTTCGTATGATGCTTGGTCCAAATCTTTTAATCGATTAAATTGGAACCCAATTCTAGATTCTTTAGGGGTGATGCTACCATCTTTAATCCCCTTCATTTTAATTTTAATATTTCTTTCAATTTGTTTTATTAAAGCAATGCTCATACCTGTCTTTTTTAAATTTAGACAAATATAATCATTTTTTCTTTAACAACAAATACTGGGGTTAATTAATTAGGTGTGCTAACTCTTTCTTTAAATTATAGACACTATTATATAATCTATAATCTTGGCTAAATGTATCACCACCACTTAACCATTCGTTTATCTCATCTTCATCTACATCGTAACTCCAATAACCAGTAGATAAACCTTCAGGATAATCTTTTTCCACAAAAAATGATATTGCGATTAAGGAATCACTTGAGTCGTAACCTTCAGCCTCTGCTTCATCTCTTCTTTCCTCTAGTCCTTGGTGTAAATTATAGATATTACCTCTTCCGTCAAAATTTTTAGGGTTAATTTTTTGAATTAATTCATAAAACATAGTAATTTCTTCATGACTACCCACATAAACAACACCTTGTGGAAATCCGTTATAATTTGGGAATTCTTCTATATCCTTTATCCATCCTAAGTCGTCTATTCCTTCACTAACAGATTCCCCACCAGATGATGAAGTACTACCTACACTACCTTGTTTCCAATAAGACTTATCAGGGTTTGGTGTCCAATTGTCGTCTGCTTTCCAAGAACCGTCATTTGAATATCTTTCATCATTACCATAAGAGTTGTCTTTATCAGTCCATTCTAAAGATTCATCCAATTCTTCGTCATCATTGGTTAGGTTAATGTATTCCAATACCTCTCTACCATCGACATAAATGGAATTATCTGTGTATTTGTCTTCATTAAAAGATACTTCTAAATAACAAATTTCATCCTCTTCAGGTTCATAATCAGTAACATCAGTACCACAATGAACAACAAAACCCTTGTATTCGTCAATCATGTGTTCTTTAAATTGTCTACTACTTCTATAATTTGTTACCTTTAGAAGATATTCCCTAATTAAAATTTTTTCTTCATTAGACAAACCTTCAACATCGACCCAATGTTCTTTACCCTTAAAAATAAAGTGAGGGTCAAAACTAGAATGGGTGTCCTCAATCCAACTTAAATCACCTAAAGATTCTCTGATTATATTTTTTATACTACGGCTCAACCGAAAACTCTCATCTAAATCACCAACATTCCCAAGTCCGATATTTTTAATTTTAATTCTCATTAATTTAATCATTCTTTCAAAATAAATAAATTCGGGAGAACCTTCTCTAATATCCCACTTTTTATTGAAGTTGTTTATGAATTTAACAGCCGATATTAATTGTTGTGTATTTTTTGAGGAAAATAAAACTTCTTTAGCTTTTTCAAAATCATCAGATTTGTTCCCTCTATAATTAGGAGAAGACATAAAAGATTCTTTTAATTTATTAAAAAAGTTTTTTGACATGTTAATTTCTTTCTTAATAAATATTAAGAAGATAGATTAAATAAACTCAAACTTTTTAATTTCTATTTTAATTCCTATAGAACCTTCAAAGACGTTACCTAAAGACCAAGACCCATCACTATATACCTTTGGTTCTTTGGTGTCTTCATATTGGAAATCAAAATAAAACAAATGACCTACTGGTGCATCTAAAGGTTGTACTGGGACTAAATCTTGTGTAAGGGTGGTCATTATATCCCTATTTATTTGTCTAGAAATTTCTTCCGATAAAACCCTAGTCAATTCCTCCTCTATGTCTAAACCATGAAAACCCTGTAAATCTTGTGCTAACTCAGGTGACCATGTTGCACGTAAAGTTCTAGCACCTGCAACAACAACTGTTGAATATAAATCTAAATCAAATGGTTTTAACCAAGGGGATTCAAAACAAAAACTAGGTATTTTCTTTTTCGGATTCATCGATGATTTTGCCATCAAAATCTATATTGGTTATTTTACCTTTTCTACTTTTAATGACTATACCAAGTTTAGTAGGTGATGCAAAATAGTCAATCTTTTTATATTTAGAATCTTCCGAACTTTTTAACATTTGTGTTTCAGTACTTTTTACTTGGAATAAATAAATTCCACCCTTATATTCCATAATTAGGTCTGCCCCAAAAATCATATCAATATAATCACCATTCCCTCCTTGGTATAAGAGTGACATTCCAAATTTTTGTAAAACATCAAGAACATCATCTTCAGATTTTTCACCTATTTCAGACCTATCTTTTATATTCCTTACAAAATCCCTATATTCGTCAATCTTAAAGTATTTATCCAAAACCCTATCTAGTTTATTTTTTATAGAATAAAGGTAATTTTTAAGACCTAACTCATTTTTATTATGGAGTTTAGTATTAACCCCACCTCTAATAAAAAGTTCTGTTAATAATTCGGCTAAATCTGAATAATTAGTATTTAATTTATTTATAAAATCCCATTCACCTGATTGGTTATAAACCATGAAACGATCTTTTAATATATCCAAAGTATAGACACCATCCTCATATTTTATATTATCAAATTTTCCTGTACTGTAAAGGATGGCTAGTGGTTTTTGGTATTTCTGATTAAGGTCGTCTACAACACCGAGAAGTTTTAATTTTTCATCAATAATTTTTCTTAAACCTAATTGTTTATATAAAAATTGACCTAAATTATTAAGCCTAACACAAAGTTCTTTGTCTTTTGGTGAATTGTCGTAATGTGAACAAAGTTTGTATCTTGTATTTTCAACTTTTTCTTCATCACCAAATAACGATAATTGTTCTTCTTTTAATATTTTTTTAATTAAATCTTTCATTATCCAAAAATTCTTTTTAATAAATATCTTTAGAAAGCTAATTCAGCTATTTCATCACATTTAGGGCAAGAATACCATTTATTAAATCTATTATCGTAAACTTGTTTTGTACCACCACAACAATCATATTCATTGGTATCTCCTTTTTGGGGTTTGGGTTCTTCTTTATAATTACAAATTAAAGATTTATCTATAATATAAGCATATCGATGTTTTCTTGTTCTATTAATCCACACTCCTTGAACTTCCTTTGTAGAACCTCTTGGGTTAACTTTTCCGTCCCACCTAAAGAAATCAGATTTCTTGTCGGTCAAACCGTAATAGGTAAAATTACAGACTTGATAAATGCTCCCACTGTGTCTACTGTCATCAGCTAATGTGATAACTGCACGTATCCCTTCTTTCTTTAATAATCTAATAGAACCACCTAATAAATAAGATGTAGCGTTAGTACCGTTTAATTCAGGTAAAACACAAAGTCTAGATAATTCTAAAACAGTTTGGTCTGTATTAGGTAAACCGAACCAACCTTTAAGGGCCACATTACCTTGTGGGTTAGAAAAAGTTGCCACACCCACAATATTGTCGGTTTCTTTATGGATTAAAGCATATGAAAATTTAGCAAAAAATTTGGCATCACCTAAATAGTGATAAGTTTTAACAAATTCGTAAGCCTCAGACTTTTGGACTTCTTTTAAATAAAAGATTTCTTTCGCCTTTACTTCCCTATTTATAAAGCTTTCAATACTTTTCATACCATAATTTTACTAAAAAAAAATAAAAATGAAAAGTGAAAGCACTAAAATAATAATCGGTGCGTATTAAATATTAATTTATGTTTTACTTAATGATAAAGAAAACATATTTATAAGTATAATCACTTAGTAAGAATTAAGTGTATAAAAAACAAGACCAATTATTATGAAAAATTTATTATTAATCACGTTAGCATTTTTGCTTTCTAGTCCTATATTTGGGCAACTATCAGAAAACTTTCAATCTTGGACATCCCAAACGTCCTATCTAACATCTCAATCATCCCAAAACGGTAATGGAGGTACTTGGCTATACACTAAGACAATTGTTGCACCAGGAGGTGCAGCAAATGGTACCGGATCTTCAGGGTTCACTCAGTTATCAAAAGCGGGAGGTGAATTAATTACACCGATTATAAGCTCAGGTGGTGTTGGAACATTGACACTTAAACTAAGAGTATCAGGATCTAATGGTGGTTTTGCTTTGTATAAAAGAGTAAATGGAGGTGCATGGGAATTAATTAACGCTTATTCAACATCGGCAACCACTGCAATTACATCTAACATAACTATAGATGATGGTAGAGCGAATTTAGAGTTAAGAATACTAAATAACAACGCAAACAGAGCGTTATATATTCACGATTTTACTACTACAGTAGGTCCTCCACTACCTTCAAATAGTGATTGTTCAAATGTGACAGCTCTTTCATTACCAACAACAGAAGGAACAACAACAACTACAGGTACTCAAACAACTTGTGGTAGAGGAAATGATTTTCCAGTTAATTCATTTGGTTCAAGTTTATATGGTGATGGAGAAGATGCGGTTTGGTCTATAACAGTTCCATCGGGTGGAGGTAATTATCAATTTGATTTAGGTGGGACGGGTACATATAAAATACTTTCATTACATTCTAGTTGTACTCCTTCAAATGGTAATGTACTTAATTGGTCGACAACATCATCAGGTACTTCAACATCGTTTACACAAAATTTATCAGCAGGTACATACTATTTGTGGACTGATACTTGGCCTTCACCTGATTGTGGTGAGTATTCAATAACAATTACAAAACTAGCTCCACCACCACCTCCCCCATCAAATGATGACCCATCAGGTGCGATATTACTTACAGTAAATGAACCTTTGGGGTATGTAACTTACACCAATACATTAGCGACTTCAACAACAACAGAGTCAAGTCCTTCATGTGCTAGTTATGCTGGTGGAGATGTTTGGTTTAAAGTAGTGGTACCAAATAACATCACTGTACTAGATTTTGATACCCAAACGGGGGATATTACGGATGGTGGTATGACAATTTATCGAGGAACACTAGGTTCATTAACTGAGATTGAATGTGATGATGACGATGGATTGGATGGTTTGATGCCTTGGATATATAGAGAGGATTTTATACCTGGGGAAACAATTTATGTCCGTGTTTGGGAATACGGTGGAGATGTTAGTGGCACCTTTAAAATTTATGTATCAACACCTCAAGCTTTACCTGTTGAATTAACTCAATTTGAAGCCATTGAATACCCATTGTGGAATGTGGTTAAATGGACTACCGCATCAGAATACAACTCGTCTCATTATATATTGGAGTCTAGTTATGACGGTTACACTTGGAGGGAAATAGTTAATAAGCCGGCAGCTGTTTACTCTACGGAAGAAATAAAATACTCTTGGATTGATTACAACCAAAAAGAACTAACCTATTATAGATTAGTTCAATTTGATAACGATGGTAAATCAAAAACATATGGACCTATTTCTGTTATGAAGTCTTCTTCAGGTAAAGAAATAGTTAAATATGTAAATTTAATGGGACAAGAAGTAAACCCTCTAACTACGATTGGTCTTGTAATAGAAGTTTATTCAGATGGATCTACTAGAAAAGTGATTCGATAATTAAAAGTCTTATCCCGTGGGTGAATGTGAGTGCTGTTAACACCAGCACTCCTATCATCTTTAAATCCTCTATCTTGGTCTTGTGATTTTTATTTTTCATTACTCTATTATTAATTCCTGATTAAATATTTTACTTAATATTATAGATTCCGTTTCGTTAAATAATTCACAATCCAATAATGAACATATCTTAAGTATATTATTAGACTTCATTATTTGTTGTTTCAATTCAAAAGAATCTTTTTTTATGTTATTAATACTTTGTAAGGTTAATTCTATATCCCTTATATTTTTTGTCTCAGTATAACCTTTTATATCATTTAATAGGTCATCTATGACTTCATTTGACCAACTATCTATTAATTCTAAAACATTTCTTTTTGAATAATCGATATTGATTCTTACCATTTTTAATTTTTATATATCCTTTTTATTATAATCCCTGAATCGACTATGAAGTACATACCAGGAAGTGCGTTATTTAATTCTGTTACTTTTCCATTCATATCAAGAACTACTACATCACCAAATCCTTCAGATAATTCTTTTTGACCTTTATCCCATCCGTAGTGATTACCATTACCCCCTTGGTTACCGTTTCCTTGTCCTGGGTTAGAAGAATCTACACCATCTTCATCATTTCCGTGACCATTATTTCCGTCATCTTCGTTAGATAAAAGTTCTTGGTCAATAATATCTTGTACCATTCTTAAAGCTTCTCCTGAGTTTAATCTACCTGAACCTATTCTACCCACATAATTTGGATTTAATTGGTCAATATTAGTGGCACTCACTCTTAAAATTGAATCTATCTCATCGTTTGTTAAATCTTCTTTTAATGATAACATTAAAGCCACTGTTCCTGTTACATAAGGTGCTGCAAATGATGAACCGCTTGAGTATGTATACCACCCTGGTGCCGGTGTTAATGGTACGTTATGACCAGGTGCACATAAATCTACAGAAGTGTTTGTTTGATGTCTTGTAGATGGGTTACCTATTACTTTTTCGATATTATCTTGATTACCTACACTTGTAACCGCAAATACGTGATTGTATGCCGCTGGATAAACTAATGCGTCAGGATTACCACAAGTAGATCCGTTACCGGCTGCTGCCACTATAAATGTTCCGTTGTTATAAACTTCGTCGATTGCTTGTTGTGCGTAGATGTTAAAATTACATCCTGATGCCCAAGACATGTTAATAACTCTTGCCCCATTATAAGATGCGTTTAACATTTCGTTATAATTCATTCTAAATAAATTAACAGTTGTGTTGTAACCTATTGATGAGGTACCGAGAGAGTTATTTGTGTTTCCCGCTACTATAGTTGCCACGGCCGTACCGTGTGTTCTTGTTGCTGTGTTTGTATTGTCATAATAATTAATTTTACCGTTTAATTCTTCGTGGTTGTTATAGAAATTTTGGTCAGAAATTGCCACGTTTAGATTTGGGTTACCCGTTGTGTATGACCATGCCGTTTGAGCGTTTATTAAATCTAATGCCCAATTATTTGAGAATACTGCCGTGTAATCGTTTGGTACTTCTAATGTTTCGTATGTGGGTGTGTATTCAATACCTCTTAAACCATTTACTTTGTGTAATGATGAATATAAATCAACAACATTACAGTCACAAGTAAATTCGTACACATTTTGTAGTGATTCTTGTCTTGATGACGGGAAAGCTTTTGTGTAAACTAAATCAGTTTTTAATGTTGTGATTACTGTTTCTAATTTTAATGTATTAACATTTTCTACAGTTGCCCATACAGAACCTTTTTGTGCGAAAGATACTACGGTTAATAAACTAATTAATAGGGTTGTGATTGTTGAGTGTAACTTTTTCATATTATGTGTTTTTATTTGTTTATACACATAGATACTACTAAAACACTGAAAATACTAAAATTTGACCCTCATATAAACTTAAAATACACTATCTCCTTTATGTTAAATTAGTAGAATTACTTAGTCTTCACTATGATTTTACTTAAAAAGTAAAAACCCCTCGGTTAGAGGGGTTTTTTAATTTCTTAGTTAGTTAGACACTCTTCTTTAATTTTTTTTAAGGCCTTTTCATAGACATCATCTAAGGGAATATACCTATATTTTTCTTGGAATTTCATTTTGGAAACCTCTTCAAAAATTTGGTCTTTTAAACCTAACTCATAAGCTTCAATTACAATTTCTTCTATTCTAGACATTTTACTGGGGGGGTTTGTTAAATAAATATTAATAAATAATTAAATCTTCTTATGTGCATTAACATTTTTTTCATTAAATTCTACAATACTTAAATCCATTTCAGGTTTACCTAATAATAGTCTGTATTCACCCTTACTTTTTTGTTCTTTCCATTGTAAATCACCCTCTTTAGGATACACCCTATTCCAATTAACCGTAGACTCTCTTCTTAAACTTTCTTTAGCCTTTTTATTTAATGGATATATGTATCTAAATTGTTTACCCCTTATCCTACGTATACCCTTTAACTCCATGAAATCAGGGGTCATCCAAAATAATTTGTCTTTCCCTAAAAATTTAGCATTTTCTTGTAATAAAGCCTTTGAACTCCTAGGATGTATTTTTTCCCCACTAGGTGAAATATAAATGTCGGTCCAAATAAAATTACCATAGTAAAAGTTAGAAGCCTGATACACGTAACCCACTTTACCTACAATCCCATCAGCCCATGTGTACAAAAATTTTTTTTCAGGTAAATTTTGTTTCATCCATCTAACAACAGAAGATATCATTTGAGATTCTGAATTCCTAGGCATTTTTTCATCCATACACATTTTACCTATTTCATAATAATCCTCTGATTTTAAATCAGGGAATAATTTTTTTATTGTTTGTAGAGGTTGTGTACCCCAACCCAATGTTAGTACCCCAACTAATTCCTCTTTATAAAAACAACCCAACCAATGTTTGGTTAATCTAGGCAAAACTTTGGAATAATGTCTTTCTTGAATAAACTCTATTGCTAAATTTTTATCTACTTCTTTAATCTCAAAAAAATATTTCATATCACAATAATAAAAATAAAATTGTTAACCTTGTAGTTTTTTAGCAAAAAAAAAGGGAGAATTTATCTCCCTTTAATTTTTGGTGTCGGAATGGTGGTTCGGCTTTTATTTTACATGATGACCGTCCCCATGGTAGATTTTTAACTCAGCCCCACTGAGTGTCTTATTTTTAATTGAGACAAACCCAACTATCTATTTTACTTGAGATAACCAAGAGGTATGTTTTACGACCTCAAGTGTGGGATTTTCCCACGTTTAAACTCCCCTATGGTCGCCACTTTATAATTTAATTTGAGGTAAAGTGATAAAACCCCTTTCTGTTCAACTTGTAGATCATAGAAATTAGTTGCAGAAACCATTCGTTTGTTGGGCCTTTTAGTCTCGTTTGACGTACCCTTTACACCTTAATATTGTTGTGGTAACAGAATCGTTTGACTCTTTTTACCTAACCGTGAGTGGTCCCCGGCTTTCACCTTTACACCCTTGTAGTTAAGTGGGGATATCAAAGCCCCTCTTCCATGTAGCTTGAATTTATGTTTTTTAAATTTGCTGCAATTATTCTTTAATACCACAATATTTCAAAGAACTTTAACAATCTAGATACCGAGTATCTTTCATCACCTATAGGTTCTAGACTGTAACAGGTTCGTATCTTTCTGAATTAACAGTTTCATTCATAATGTTGATAGGTGTTAAACTATCAGGATTAGAAATGATAGATTTCATAATTGATGGAGAAAATCCACTAACCATACAAGTTCCCATTTCATCGAAACGTGTAGGGAAGTTACCCCCGTTGGCGTTCAAGTTCCAGAATATGATTCCAGGTCTTTCATAACCAGCGTTAGTGAACATCTCATCAATCATAGACATTGCTGATGGGTTCCAATCAGACTCATTTCTCCAACCACCACCAGTAGCGTGGTCGAATTCCATATCACTTAGGATTAATACCTTAGTTGGCATCTCACTCTGTGGGATATTAAATTTAACCGCCTGATTTAGGATGGTTTTAAAAGCCGACTCCAAATTAGTAGACATCCCCCAGTCAGCTCTAGCTAGTTGTCCGTATCGGTCACTTAAAGGACCTAACAGTTTTTGAATCTGAGGAGTAGAAGAAAATGTCATAAACATATCTTTAAATGCCCCCTCATTTCTTTCAGAGATATACATACCCAAAGAAATGGCTACCTCCATACATGTAAGGTTTGCGTTGCCCCCTACAGCGACCCCCATTGAACCTGAAACGTCGACCATAGGTAAAATCAGTTCGTCAGAACCCTCCATCCAATTTGGAAGTGCTTTCCACTGTTCATTAGCCAAATCTTTATTGCCACCAAATCTAAGATTTTTAGTAACGTCATACGGATACAATGCTCCCGCGTTTACCTTCACCTCACCTTTTTTCAAAGACTCAATGAATTGAGTAAATCTTTCACCGTCATTACGACCAAAAGCTTTACCGTATCTTGACATAGCCAAAGATGGTGTCTTTGGGTATTCAATCTCTTCCCATCTTTTTGAACACATTTTTTGTTCAACAGTGTTGGATAATGAAACAATTAGTTTTCTCAACTCTTTTGGGGTTACCTTTAAAGATTTACGTACCTTGTTAAATACTAAACCTTTTCTTGGCATCCATTTCGCTGTCAAACCGTTCGCATCTTTCAACCCTTGTACAAGAAGTGAGATAGCATCACCCTCTAATTCGGTTCCGAATAGTCCGTGTATGTCATCCCATCTTCCATACTCAGGAATTAAATCAAGATTAGCCTTAACTGCTTGAGGGTGATTTGTTACCAAATAATTAAGAACATCTCTAAAGATTTGTCTTTCACCTGCACCTTCTCTTACGTCTCTCGACCAAAAAAGGATTCTCATTGCTGTTCTAGGGTTTTCATTGAAAGCCTTGGAGAACAAGGAGATGATAGTCTCTTTATTCTTACCTCTCATCGCTCCGATAGAGAAAAACAAGTTAACACACTCATTTAATGAAGATGAATTTGTAGTCATCCCATTTTTAGTAGTTGTGTTCTCTGTTTGTAAAGCTTCCATTAATCGTGACATAATTTTTTATTTTATTTTTTAAAACTATTAATTTTTTTAATCTTAGTCAAGTACTATTTCAAATTCTTCTTCGTTTTGTTTGTCCTTGATGATGCCCACGTTAAACATAAATTCGTCGGCCAAATTACTTTCTGAACTACCTTTTAATTCAAATTCAAACATATTTTCATTAAGATAGTCAATAATCTCTTCTTCAGACATTCCCTCCAATTCAGGATAATCTTCAGGGTTAATTTCAATAGCCCCATAAGATTCCCAAACACTATAAGACCTTGTCATTCTAATTTTCATATTTTTTTATTTGTTGGTTAAGTATAGTATCTATTTTATGTTTTGTCAATACGCTGTTTTAATAAAATCCCGTTTTTTTATTATTTTTTAGAGATATCATTTTATAATCACACCACAAATATAAAAAAAAATCCGATACAAAAATATATCGGACTCTTTTTTTTTTAATTTTTTTATTTTTAAGCGACCTCAACCACCTCTAAATCAAAAATTAATTTTTTACCAGCTAATGGGTGATTGGCATCGATTTTACCAACTTCTTCAGTTAACTCAACCAATACTACTGTGATTGGTCCTTGGTCTGTTTGTGCTTGTAACATTTGACCTACTTGTACACCTTCAGGTAAATTTTGTCTAGGTACCTCATTTATTAATTCTTCTCTAAATGGCCCATAAGCTTCTTCTGGTTGTATCTCAATGGTTTTTTTATCACCAGCGTCCAAACCAATGACACCGTTTTCAAAACCAGGAATTAACATACCCTCACCAACAACAAACTCTAGTGGATCTTTATCTACAGATGAATCGAAAATATTGTTATCCTCAAATTTTCCTGTGTAATGTACTTTTACTTTACTTCCTTTTTCAATCATAATTATTTTATTTTATTAAATGTTACATATAAAATATATTATAGTAAACACCTAAATAGTATCAAAAAACCAATCTTTATTTGTTTTTATTTTTATTAGGTCTAAATTAATCCCCTTTTCTTTCGGAATGGCTATAACATTTAACGACATATATATTTTATCAAAAACATTAATTTTATTTTTTTTAAAATTATCCATATTAAATAAATTACTAGTATGCCAATAACAATCGTAATTGTTTTCTAATAAGAAAGACAATAAATTCTCTGACTTATTTTTTCTATCATTTTCTATATATAAAAATGGTCTATGTTTGTTAATACTATTTTTACCCCCATTTAAAACATTTAATTCCATACCTTCAACATCAACCTTAATAAGGTTTATTTTTTCAAATTCTAGGTCATCTAATTTTATTTGTTTTATTTTTATCTCACCCTTTTCAGATAAAGAAATACCACCAAAATTATTTTGTTCTTTATAATTAATTTTAGGTAAAAACAGATCTCGGTTGTTATCACCCAAGGCTATATTGTGGACTTCAACATTATCCAAATTATTAATAACTATATTCCCACAAATTATATTAAATACTTGTGTCTGTGGTTCAAATGATACTACTTTACCAATTTGACCAACCATTTTACTAAAAGGTATTGTCATTAAACCAATGTTAGAACCAACATCTAAAACAATGTCACCTTTTTTTACAAATTTAGAGATTAAATTTATTTCGTCGTCACAATATTCACCATACTCAGAAATACAGGAACCTATGTAATAGTCATTAGCATTATATATTATTTTCCCGTATTTGTATTCGGATATAACATTCATAATAAAACAATTTATAAATTAATTTTCTTCTAAAAGAATTGCAGATAGTCTATATAACTTTCTTTTCCATTTTTCAGCCTTTTTATGGAATCTCTTTTCAAAAAATTTAAAAAACAAGTATGGATCTTGTTTAGCGTTTTCTGGTACAGGCATCATATCAAAATCAATACCAGTATTATTTTTTAATTCTTCATTTCCGGCTTGTAATATTAAATCCCAAATATTTATTAAAGATTTTAAAGCCTCATTTTCAGAACTAACATCTATACCCCTACGTTTTAACATCTCTAAGTCTGTTTGACCTGTTAATAACTTATGTAACATTTCAAAAGGATTTGAATTACCAAAATCTAATTTAGTAGAAGGTAACTCAAAAGATTTTATAAAGTCTTCAGCACTAAAATTCTCAAGTTCTTTTGTATACTTCCATATATGGGTATTTTTTAATTCTTTTAAAAACTCTTCTTTAGTATTTATACCCATCCCCTTGAACTTATGGTATAGTTCAACTACTCTAGCATTTATTTCAAAAGAAAGGTGTACATAAACTAAATGTAAAAATTTTCGCCAACTGTTTAATTCAATTTGATTTAATGCCGGTATCTGTGTCAATGTATTTAACATAGTTTCTTTACCGTGGTGAGACGGTTTACCTTTTTCTAACTGTTTAAACATCTGATGTGTGTGTAATAGTTCGTGTGCTATTGTAGATTTTAAATCAGATTCAAATTTTTTAGTTATACCATCTACAGGCATAACAACACTAAAATCATATATTAGATTAGAAAAAACAACAATTTTACCTACATGGCTTAGTTCGTGACCCATTTTACTATTAACAGAAGCCTCAATTGGGTTACCTTTCTCCATTTCATATGCGACATTAGGTATACCAACAATAGAAAGTGTTATTTCAGGTCTCCATATAGGTAAAGTTGAGAATAACTCAGATTTAATAAACTCCTTTAAATCATTAAATCCAAGTAAACCCATCAACTCATCCATTACTTCATTACCAGGTATTATTATTTCGTCAGTTTTTTTGGCCACATCATCAACAATTTCGTTAGTTTCAGGGTCCTTATATTGCATACTACCCTCGTACTCCCAACCACCGCTAATTTCTGATTCTATTTGATATTTAATTATTTGATAAAAGGCCTCTACCCAAGGATCTAGTGATTTAGGTACCCCCATTATCTCATTTATAATCTTTTCGTTTTTCATCTTAATTATAAATATGCCTAACTAAAATTAGGCAACGATTTTAATTGCCTTAATTTATCTTCTTCAACACTATTTAATTCTTTTGGTAGGATTGGGTTTAATGTTACATACATATCTCCTGTTATATTTGAGTGTTCGTCAAAAAATCCCTTTCCTTTAAGTCTAAAGGTTTTATTCATCTCTGATAGTTTAGGTATTTTTATTCTAACAGTCCCATCTAGAGTATCAAATTCCTTCTCAGTACCTAATAAAATATCTAAAAATGGTATATCCAATTTTCTTTTTAAATTAAGTCCTTCAAGTGTATAAACTTTATGTTCTTTTATTTTTATAACAAAATAAACGTCACCTGTAACACCATTTTTAATGTTATTACCGATTCCAGCTATAGGATATACTTCTCCTTCAATTATACCCCTAGGTATTTTAATTGTTATATTTTTTTGTTTTTTTACATTTCCTTTTCCTTGGCACGTATAACAAACTTTTTTGAAGACTCTACCTTTACCATTACAATTATGACACATAAAAACAAATGGTCCTTGTTGTAGGTGACCGTTACCACCACATTGATTACATGTAACAGGTTCATGTCCACCATCACCATCACATTTAGAGCAAACATCATCTATAAAGTAGTTAATGTTTTTTTCTTTACCGTGAAAAGATTCTTCGATTGTTATCTCTAAAACCAATTTTAAAGCGGAAGCTTTGTAAACCCTATTACCACCAAAAGGATTACCTCCAAATGGGTTTTGTTGTTTAGGTTTTTGTTTACCTGTTAAAACTTCGTAAGCCTCAACAACTTTTTTAAATTTTTCCTCTGCTTCTTTATTGTCTGGGTTTAAATCTGGGTGGTATTCTTTAGAAAGTTTACGATACGCTTTTTTTATATCTTCTTGACTAGATCCTTGATTTAACCCTAAAATGTCATAATATTCTTTCATTAATTAAATATAATAGTGTGGACATTTATTGTAAACATATGTAATATTGAATTTATCATGTATCAAATTGTTTTGACTGAAAATAATAAAAAAATAAAAACTTTGTATAACTATACAAGGGAACATGATGCTTTATATAGATTTACTAATATATCTAAAAAACAGGCTAAATTACCAAAAAAACAAGTTTATAAAAACAAAATACTTACTGATGTTTTTTATCATATCTTATTACTTAAAAAAAGAGAAGAGGGTGATAAAAGTATAATAGTTAGAGATAAGTATGGTAAATTATTAGAGTCTTTTATGGAAGACCCTGAATGGGTTGTCTTAGGTCGTTCTGAATATAATATAGAAGAACAATTTTCGGTAACAGGGGCAAATAGAAAACTAAGTTTAGACGAAATCATCAGATACGTTTTACTACCTAAAATAAGTGATAAAAACCCAAAACAAATTGTTATGATTAACAATAAAATAGTTGTGGAGGGTATAACCTTAAATATGATTACCTGTAAGGACATCGATGAAACCATTAGATTATATAATAGATTGCGGACTCACTGTTTTGATAACAATATACAAAATATTGTTTTTTTCGGTTCAATAGGCAAAGAATATAGGAAGTCTTGGTATAAAAAGATTCATGAGACAACAGGCGTTGGTTACAACAGGTTATATAGGAAAAGTAGTCGTTAATTTAAATTAACATCTTTTATCAAAGCCGAAATAAAAACTTTATTTAATTGTTCTTTACTTAAATCAGGAATAGAGTTTTTAACCCAGTTATCTACAGCAATATTACTTATTTCTTGTAACAAAAATTTATTGTGATAACCATTTTTTTTGATTAACAAAGATATTTTTACTAGATATTTGGTTAAGTCTTTCACCACACTAGTTTTTTAAATAAATATCTACTAATTTAGTATTTTCTTAACAAAAGATAGTCTGTGATACTTAGTTAAACCCTCAGACAAGATGGTATCAATATGTTCTTTTGAACCATAACCTTTATTTGATGCCCAATTATAGTTAGGGTATTCTTTATGAATTTTTACCATATATTCATCCCTCATAACTTTTGCTACTATGGAGGCTGCGGCAATACATAAGTAAGTATCATCACCCTTAATAACACAAGTGTGGGGTACATCATAGTAACCACTAAAAACATTACCATCTATTAGTAAATGTTCTGGTTTTTTATTCAAATTAGAAATAGCGTTTATCATCGCTGAATGAGTAGCGTTTTGAATATTTTTTTGGTCTATGAATTTTGGCTCTGTGTAACAGTAACCCCAAAATAGGGATTCTTTTTTAATTAGTTCGAAAGCCTCGTTTCTTTTTTTTTCTGATAACTTTTTTGAATCTCTAATTAAATCCGATTCAAAATCTTTAGGTAGAATTACTGCTCCAGCAAAAACAGGTCCAGATAAAGAACCTCTTCCAGCTTCATCAACACCACATATATAATCAATATTTTCTAGTTCTTGTGGGTATTTTTGTAATCTACTCATTATTTAATTTAAATTTTAATAAAACACCCAAAATCTCAATATCAAAACTTTCTTTTAAGGATTGATTTGTGATATCTCCCTTTTCTTCTTTTATTTTTCTATGTATTTGTATGTGTTCTTCCTCACTTAATTCAAAAATGATTTCTTTGGGTAACACAAATGAACCTTTTTTAACTTCATCCATATTGACTAATGAATAAGTAAAGTCAACAAAATTTTTTAATTCCATCCTAAAACTTTTTTAAATCTAGACCAAAAACTAGGTCTTTTATATACTTTATTAGGTTCCTGTAATATTTCATCACCTAAACCAGACTTAATCTCCTCGATAAATTTATTTTTTTTATATTCAGTAACCATTTTATCTTGTAGGAGTTTTCTTCTTTCTTGTTCTAACTCCCATTCTTCTCTTTCTCCCATCAGTCCTCAACTATTTTAACTATTTTTATAGAAAATATACAATTTTCGTATAGTATTTTATAACCACCACTAAACATGTGATCCTCTACTAAAATACCCTCACATATTTTATCATTATCCTCAAGAAAATTATAAAATTTAATTTTTTTAAACATTAAATTATCTTTTTGTATATCTAATAAAGTTTTCTCTTAAAGTTAATAAAGGTTTAACTAATTGGAAAGTGTCATTCCACCTTTTATGTATAGGTGTGGGTAAATTATTTTGGTTATACCAACCAAAATCATCATTTTCATCAATTTTTAAATTAGGATTAAATTCATTTTCAACAAAACCAACAAAAACATGAAATATTTTTGTGTCCTTCACAACACCAACTTTTTGAATGTTTTTTATCTCGCTGGGGTCTAAATTTATTTCTTCACTTATTTCTCTTTTAACTGTTTCTAACGGTGTTTCACCTTCTTTATCCATCTTACCAGTCAATATCGACCAAACAATAGGTTTAGAGACCCTATGTAATAAAAGGAAATTATTTGTGTCTTTTGCTATTATTAATATTCCTACTGACTCTTTCATTTTCTAATAAATTTGATTACAATTATAAATATAAAACAAGATGTTATGAATACTTTATTATTTATTTTAGTTGCCTATGGGTTTTCAAATATAGTCGTATATGGGTCTATATTTGCTGGTTTAAGAAATTTCTTGGACCGTATAAGTCCTAGTTTTTGGGGTAAGCTTTTTTCTTGTATGATGTGTTTTCCAACTTGGGCAGGTTTTTTCTTATCATTAACATTTTTTTCACCATCACTTTATTATGGTTTTGATGATATTAATGTTTTTGGTTTATTTAAAATCCCTAAGGAGGTTGGTTCAGTTTTCTTTGATGGTGTTTTAGCATCAGGTACCACATGGATTTTACACACCTTTCAAGAAATGATGGAAAGAGCTTTTCCAGAAGAATAAAAAAAGGGACTAAATGGTCCCTTTTTTTAATATCCTTTTAATAGCTTCTTTTAAACTATTTTCGGTTTTAAATTCTTGTCCCGTTATGGCATCTATTATGGTAACTTTACAAGGCATATTCTTCGACCACTCAACAAACCTAACCAAATGCTCTTGTCTATCATCATGCATAATGAATTCTTCGGGTTCTAAATCATATATGAGTTCTGAAAAAAGTTTTGATTTAAAATCAAATGTGTCTGTACCTGGGTTTAAATGAACCTCATCAAATGTTAAATCATAATCACCTAATATTTTATTAACCTCTTTTTCTAAAGGTTTAACCCTACCTGTTGCTAAAATAACGTAATTACTTGGATCACTTATTAATTTTTGGTACCTATTATAAATCTTATTATTTAAAGGTATTTCAAATATATCTGTATCTAAACTCTCAGGTTTAGACCACCAACCCCTGTGAGGCCAATTAGTACCGGTTTTCTCCTTCCAAATCAATTTCCCTTCATCAGGAAATGGTGTGTGAACTAATGTGTCATCAAAATCAAAAGATACTAATTTTTTTATTTTTACCATATTCTATAAATATTACATAAAATAAAAAGGGACTTTTAGTCCCTCTCATTAATCATAAAATCAGATAAATTTTGTTCTTCCAACTCTTGGTTGAATGTCTTTTCTTCTACCTTAGTTACCTCATAACTTTCGATGATTTCTGTCTCAATAGCCTTACCTAACCACTCACTAATTTTTTCGTCAGCTTTTTCTCTATTTAAAGCAGAAACTCTGTTTTCACATTTAGCTACCCTATTTTTAAGTAGGGTAATTTTACCTAAAAATTGTTCCAAGTCATCAAAACTTTTATTACTATCATAAATTTCATTAATTATTTTACTAGTTAATTTTACTTTATATGTAAAATTGTAAAAAATTAAATCATTTAAAGCTTCAATTCTTTTACTTAGATTCACTGTTTGTTGATAGTTCTTCGGTAACCCCATTAGATTCTATTTTTTGTTCGTTATTATTTACCACACCGTAACCATTAGTACCAATTTTAGTCCCATTTAACTTAAGTGTGTTTTCTTCGGTAGTAAATTTTAGATTATTTAATTCATCTAAACTCTTATTTTCAAAAACTCTTTTAAGTTCTTCTACTTTAGCCCTTAAAAGTGCTTCTTTTTGTTCAATCTCTAAATTGTAATTTATAATACTTTCTTCAACAAAATCTAATATTTCATCAAAACTTTTATTATCGGAATAAAACATGTTATACAAAAAGTTATTATTTTCTTTTATTTCTTTTTGTTGCACTTCTATGTCTTCATCATCTTGGATGACCCAACTTTTTTTAAGATTAAATTCAGCTATTTTATAATTTTCAGCCACTTTAATCCCTTTAAAATAGGGTTTTAATAAATCTAATCTTTTTTGTATCATTATAATTGGATTCCTGTAAAAAAACTACTAATTATATAAGCTAAGGAAAGACCTAGTAAAAACCTTTCTTTTGGTGTTACTTGGTACTTACTAGGTATTGGTTCCCTTAGATTATCTATTACATTCCAAACATGTTTTAAACAGTTAAAAACTGACATGATGAAAATGACTAATAAAACTTTATTTAAAATAAATTCTGCCATTACGCACTAACTCTCTGTTTCTTTGTGTTACTAATTTCGTCTCTAGTATCTTTCGCTAAGTTACGGATATCTTGTAAAGTTTTTCTAGCTCTAGTACCGGCTGTACTATTTCCTTTTTCTAGAAACTTTTCATAATCCTCTTTAAAAGATTTTACTAGATTCTCAAGTTCAACTACTTTTTCCATTTTTTTAATTATTTTATTCTTTGTTATTATCTTCCTCTCCAGGAATTATTATGTTTTTAGAGATAAATTCCCCCCAAAAACTTAATTTCAGTGAAGCTTCTTTAAATTTTTCTAACTCCACCATTATTTTATGTTTTTTATCTTCAGGTGATAAATTTTTGTCCATTAAAAGATATTCAATACTAGACTCAGCTAATATTTTATTAGACATTAATTCACTTTCTATTATCTGTAAAATTTTTAAACTCATAAAACTTTTAAATAAAAATAAGGGTAAAAACTAATAAATTAAACGTTATTACCCTTAATTTACGATAAAACTTTTTTTAAATATTTTATAAAGTTCTAACAATGTTTCATATTCGGACATTGTTTTATCTTTATTATAATCTAATAGGTCATCCCAAAACATAACCATCATTTTAGTTTTTTCAGTATCTTTTTCTTCCTCATAAAATGATTCCTGATAAAAAGTTAAAAAATAGTTATGTAACTCTATAGGTTCTAAAAAATAAATACCTTCTTTTTTAAAAGATTTAATCACTTGATCCCAACACCAATTAAAATGTTTTTCTTTATTTTCACCAAAAGTAACATCATCACCCATATAAGTTTTTAATATTAAATCGTTTAATGAAAATATAAAATCAGAAAGTAGATCTAAAACCTCCCTTTTAATATTATTAATTTTATATAATAAAAGCATGTCCTCTCTTCTCATGTCTTTTGAAATATATTCGATAAAATCGACTGCTTTATTAAATTTCTCACCTTTTTTCATATAAACAATTTTAATGAAAGGATTTAGAGATTAAATATTATGTATTTAATTTATTTTTATATTGATAATAGCATATCGATTAATTCAGGTTGTGGGAACATATCTACCTTATCTTTACGGGTATTTGTGTGTGTCCACATTCCTTTTATTTTACCATAGTATGCGTTTTCATTAAACTCAAACCCATCAACACCTTTTTTCTTAATTTCTTCTATCAAACCCTTTCTAACATCAATATTATCTCTTTCCGCGATAAACAATATCCAATTCTTAAGAATCTCAATTTGTTTATCAGTATATCTTTGCCATGTTTTATGCCCTCTAAACGCTTTTGGTAGGGTTACAATTTGAGAAGGTTCTATTGAGGACCCAACATAGTTTTTGCCATTTACAACGTATCCATAATTACAAACCTCAATTCCTACTGAATTTGTATGCATAGTTTGTGAACCACATTTACCAAGATGCCATCCATAAGCCCCAACAGGAAAAGATTGGATTAATCTCCCGTCATGTTTATGATCTTTCCCATTTGAACTAATGCCACCTAAGACAAATTCTGTCGCAATTTTTCCTCTAGTATCTCTTCCCCACATATCAACAACTTGGTATGGGTTGTGTCCTCCAGCTGTGTGATGAAGAAAAAGATATTCTTTTTTCGTTGGTCCTGTTAGGTATTCACCTTTAGGTAGAAAATATTGTTCTATTACCAACCCATCAGGTAAACCAATAACTCTTTCTGAAATATCGGTTGTAACCAATTCATCTAACCCCATTGCTTTCCATGTATTTGGACCAACAATACCGTCAGCAACTAATTTATTATTTGATTGCCAAGACATAACTGCTGCCTCAGTTCCTTTACCGAAAACACCATCATTTCCGATGTTTAAAAATTCTTGGAGTAACTTAACCTCCGAACCTTTACTCCCTACTTTTAGTAACATTTTTTTAATTTTAATAATTGTTATTTATTTTAACCAACCATAATATTTTTTGGTTAATTGTGATCTATGGTCTAAACCATTTGTACCACCGTTTATTCTTTTTGTTAAAGATAGTATAGTAGCATCTGACACACCTTTGTCACATATATCCCAAAGTTTATTTCTATCAAAGAAAAATATTGCTGATTCAAATGCGTAATCATTTGATACTACGTCAGGGTTTGTCATTATTTCAGGTTTTTTTAGGTAATCTGAAAAGTTTTTGTAATTAGCCTTACCAGTTAATTGTATAGCACCCCTACCACGGTAAGTCCAACCATCTTTTGATGTCTCGTCACCGTTACCCATTCTATTAGCATAAACCCTTGAAGCTATTTTTTCCGGTTGTCTAGCATAAGATTCTTCTAGGTTACCAGGGAAATACTTACCAAAAGTTCCTTGTAATCCTTTAGCTGAATAATTTAAGTTTTCAGTAAATAATTTAAATTCACCTGTTTCATGTGCTGTTTGTGCGAAAAAATGAGCGGCTCTTTCTGGTGTCATTTTAAAATACTCCATAGCCTTTTTAAGTGTGTTTGGTCCAAACGAACCATCTGGCGTTGCTCCAATTTTTTCTTGTAATTTTTTTAAACTCATACCTTTTTTATTTATAAATATGTTAGCAAAAAAATAAGGTCCGAAGACCTTACTTATTTTTTTTAATTATTTACCTCGAACTTTATTCATCATCTTAAAGAAATCGTCTTCACTTTCTTTAATATTTTTTTTAGTAGATAAAGTATCTGATGATTTAAAATTCCATAAATGTTTCATTTTACCAATACTCTCATTAATGGTTTTATTATTTTTTTCGTGTGTAATTATAGCCTCACCATCTTCAGAACCTTCCCATATTAAACGATAATAATTTTCACCATCTGTTACAGCAAAAACTGTTTCATTCATTTTAACTCTTAAAGGTAATTTTTCTGTAAACTTAATAATCTGTTCTCTCGATTTTATTTCACCTTTAACTTTGAATATATTCTCTTTTAAGACATCAATATACACGTCCTCAACAGATTCACTAGTTACTCTTACCTTTGGTGTTTTTTGATACTCGTCAGGTTTTTCGTATTTATGTTTTAAATATTTTTCAGCATTACCTTTTAATTTTTGGTAAGTTAAATCACCACCATTCATATCCTCCATTCTTTTTTTGAATTTGTCATGAACAGGGGTACCTTCGTTATCATATTTTAAGGCTAACATACCAGGTCCTAAAGCTTCAATATCATAAACTTCCTCGTCTTTTAATTGATCGTCTTTTCTATTAATTTTAGGTATCTCAAAAGCCTCACCTATTTGTGATGGTTCAGACTTATCTGTTTTTTGGAAATTTCTCATTTTATCCAAAACCATTTTATAATATTCTTCCGCATCTTTAAGGTCTTCTTTATGGACTTTATTTAATGCCGGTTGTACTGAAGCATCACCTAAATTAATGACCCCGCTTTCTTTGTCTTGGATTGTTTCCATTGAAGAGAACTGTCTCTTTTCGGCATCAGAAAGATTATCACTTTTTTCTTTAATACCAAAAGCAACCTCCATGTCCTCAAAACCTTTGGTTTCAAGAATCATATCTAAATTCTTTTTTACTATTTTTTTAATGTTGTTTGACATAGCTATGTTTTTATTATAAATATCCCATCTTTTTTAAAATTCTTTCTAATATTACTTCTTCTGGTAAACCTGTTTTTTTAGAAACTCTTTTTATATTCTCAAAAGTTGTATCACTTAATTCCAATGGGTTATCTATTGCACCTTGACTACACCATGGTTGGTTATTGTATTTGGCACATTTATCTTTTATTTTAACGTATTTACCACCCTTAACCCATTTAATCTTATTTATTTCATCTAAAATGGATTCACCTAATAAATCAGCCTTATCTACTTTTTGTACAATTTGTCCACCTTTCCATAAAGGTTTTTTAGATGGTATGTGTTTTCCTTTTTTAGCAAACATAAAAGGTGTTACAGGAAAATTACCACCAAATACAGAAGAAAAGGTTGTTGTTTCATTCACATCTTCTTCAGAAACTTCTTTTCTTCTATGTTTTTTCTTTATAGAACCCTCGTAACCAATAGATTTAGTACAAACAGCGTATGGATTATAATCTGTTTTATTTTTTTTATTTTTTTCTTCTACATCTTTAACACATCTATCCCATTTTACTTTATGTACACTTTTTTCTTTGGCCTCTTTTACAACAACAATTCTTTCATCATCACTGTAATTTACCCATCTATTACCCACACCGTCTACATTAGCATTAAAAGCTTTACTAACATTTATAGTATCTTGTTTATATTTTTTAGGGTTTTTTTCAATATCAGATTTAAAAGCGGATAAATTTTGATCTATATTAATTTGTAAAGCATCATCATCCCAAGTTTCGTCTGTTTTGGCATAAGGATCAGTTATTACACCACCATTATATATTGGGATTTTTTGCCACCACCAATTTTCTTTTTGTCTATTATCAGCTAATTTTTTTGGTGAAGGCCATGGTGGACTTAAATCTTCTAAAGTCCCCCAACCAAGTAAATTGGCTATAATAAAATCTGATGGTGCTTGAATAGCTGAAGCCGTTGTAGTTTCTTTTAAAAAATTTTTGGCCTTAATAATTTTAGATTCATTTTTTTTACTACCTAAAGGACCAACATATGAGTATCCTGATGCTCCAGCTAAACCACCCCCACCACCAGCGGTCATTGTTTCATCTAATTCTTCGTCCTCAGATTCAATCTTAATGTCTGGTTTAGGTCTAACACTAGAAAATTCTTTTTTAAAATTATTTCTAAAATTTTTTACTGTCGGTGAGGTTCTAGATATTTTTTTTGATGCATTCGATAACTTAAAGTCAGAACCTTCACCAAACATACCTATAAATTTGTCTGGATCATCAATAAACTCATCAGTCAACAACTCATATTTGTCTATTCCTGGTATAACACCTAATTGTGAACCATCATCCCATACAACATGTAAAGTACCTAAACTATCTATAGTTCTTATTGTACCCTCCATGTCTTCGTCTATTGGGTTTGGGTCGTTTGGCATTTCTTTTAAACGAATCCTCATACCAACTTTAGCTATGGAGTCAATTCTTGTATTATCTTCTATCCAACCCATTAAATATTATCTAATTTATTGGCCCAAAAACTTCTTCTGGTCCAAAGTGTTTTATAGAATTGTACCAATACTTTTTGTGTAATATCGGCTACCTCTTTTTGTGTAGATTTGTCGTTTTTAAGTTGTTTCTTAACCAAATCCTCAATTTTAGATTTAATATTACTTGTTTTAAGCATATCTTCAAACTCTGCCCTAGCCAATTTTTTAATTTCAGACTTATCGGCACGAGTTAATTCCTCTTTAAGAATTTGTTTAATAAGGTTTTTCATTATTTACGGTTTCTTCTGAAGGTTTGTTTAGCTTTTTTAAATCTATCTTCTCTAGATTCGTTAAGAGCCTCCTCTTTTTTAACTCTATTTACGATATTTTCTAATAAAGTTATAAATTCTTCTTCTGTGTAGCGCAATACTTTTTTTGACATCTTTATGTGTTTTTAATAATCGATTATTATTTAATAATAAATATATTAAGAGAGCATAAAAAAACCACCTAATGGTGGTTTTATATTTTTTTATTTTATAACTACTTTTCTATTTAATAGATTAGTTAGTGTACAACTGACTAAATCGTTTATTGTATCGTACTCATTTTCTTTAATTAAGTAACCTTCTACCTGTACTTGTGGTGCGAAATCACTACCTCCCATCTCAGCTAATTTAGCCCACATTTCCTCATCACCATTCATTCTAACGTTTTCATAAACAACACCAATTTTTTCAAGTTTAGATTTAAGTTCCTCACACGCTGGACAACCATCTAAAGCATATACAACGACTTTTTTATCACTATTGTTTTTAACGTCTTCTAATAATTTTACTACTTGTGGATTATTTTTGTTCATAATTTTATTTTTTCTTTAATTTAAGAATATCGTAGTAATAACTGAAGCCTATTTGTTTATTTGTTGTAGCATTTATAATAAATCTATGGTCTTTGAATTTTAATCCTCCACCAATAAAAACAGAATTAGTTAAATTGGGGTCAAAAGATTTATAATAACCACCACCTAAAACCAAACCAAAAATACTCTCTTTTGGTGTAACTGGTAAAGGTAAACTATTAATTTCTATAGAATCAACCAATAACCATTCGGGACCAATTAATCTAGATTTCCAAAGACCTCTATCAGTCTCAGTCATAACTATCTGTAAAGGTAGTTTACCAAATTCCCATTTACCCGAATAAAAAGCATTTTTTCTATTAACAAAACCATTCCAAGTTATAAAACTTTCTCCTTCTGTTGGGTAATTAAGTTTTAAATCTATCTTATTTGTATCTTTTGTGTTTATACTACCAAAACCTTCGGCTAACTGTCCTTCTAGAGATAACACAGTATTATTAATCATTAATAATTTCTCGTCTTGGTCTTTGATTAATTTATATAATTCTTTGTTTTGATCTTTTAACTGATTATTTAAATCTTTTTCGGTATTAAAATAATTAACTAACTTAGCATATTGGCCGTCACCTTCTTTAGTAGTCTTATCAGCATCGATAATCATTTTATTACCTTCCTCTATTTTTTTGTATAGTTCTGCTTGTTGGCGACGACTACTCCAAACACCAAAGATTAATAATATAATCAAGGTGATAATTAAACCGTATAAAATTTTATCTTTCATTAGAACCCAAATCCTGTTTCTTCTTCAGTACCACCCTCAGCACCACTAGTTTCTGTACCAAAACCTGTATCAGTACCAGTTTCTGTTTCTTCAGCGGGAGCACCTGTTAATCTGTTTGACCAATCATCAGCCCAAACATCGTAATAACCTCTTAGTTTTTTAAGTACTTCAAGAGTTTCATCTCTTAACTGTATCAATTCAGTAGTGTCTATATAACAACCAATAGTATCGTCTAAAGAAAAATACCAATCAATTTTTTCTCTAATTAAATGCCCAGACCACTCAACATTTTCTGTATGTACTTTAATTGGTTCAAATTTAACTAATTTTGATACTATGTCTTTGAATTTATTTTCCTCTTCACGTTGTTCATCAGGTTCTATTGTTTGAATCTCCTCTTCTTTTAAAATTCTAGATTCTTTGATTAATTTAGGGGTAGAACTACCGTGACCAACTGGGAATTCAGTTAAACCAATTTTATTTTCACTTTCTTGTAATCTTCTTATTTTTTTAAGAAATTCTCTATCATCCATCATTTTATTTTTTCAATTTCAAAAGCGGGACTAACATCTGTTAAATCCGCGTAATAATTACTTCTAAATGTTATACCTTTAAATATATCAACCTCACTATCATAAACGTTATAATCTATTATTTTACGTTCTATATTGAATTCTTCACAGATATGGTCTATTAAAATTTTCAAAGAACTAAACTGTTTTTCCGTGTATTTAGCCCAATACCTATAATCTCTCCAATTTTTTTCAAAAGGTTCTATACTTCTACTATAAATATGCCCTAACCAATCAACATACACATTCATTTCATTTAATTTTAACCATCCTTGGTTAACTAAAGTTACTGAGATATTACATTTGTCTTGTTCATTACCTAAAAAATCTGAATAATATTTTGGATCAAAATGTTGGTAGATATTACCTTCAGTATCTATTGAAAAAGCAGATGTTTTTTTATATTGACCATTTCTTCTATAAAGCCAAGAATCAAAATGTCGCATTTCTTTACGGCCACTATGTCCTATAACTATTTGTGTTTTTTTATAGACTGAATCGTAATAATTAGATTCATTTAGTTTATATTTTTCTTTATCAATAAACATTATTCACCTAATTTATTTCTCTCTTCTTTTCTTTTTCTTAGAATATTCTGCCAAACTTGACTTAATTCTTCACCCTTATTTTTAATTTCAATTGGCTCTGATGTCTCATCTTCAGGGTTTTCTTCTTCAATTGGTTCGTGTTCTTCTCGATATTGAGGGTTTTCTACACCTTCCCATATTTCTTTAGCTTTAATCAATTTTTCGTTTGGTTTTGGGTAATCTTCGTCTTCTTCATATTCTTCAAGTTCCAATCTTTCACGATACCCCGAATTAGCTAGTGCTGTAGGTTCATCTATCATTTCTTCCTCGGTTGGTTCGGGGAATACACCTTCTTCTTTTAGTTTCTTAACCGTTTCCCAAACTCTGTCAGCCTCTTTTTGTAAATCAGTTTTTGGGGAAATCTCCTCTTCCTTTGGGGAATTGATTTCTTCTATTATATCTATTTTTTCTTCATTTATTGTTTCTTTTGGGGAAATCTCCTCTTCCTTTGGGGAATTGGGGTCCTCGTATTTAACAAAGAAGTGTAGTGAGGTTAATGATATTACAGGCAATAATCCACCCTCTAAAAAGGCTAACCATCTTTTCATACCCACAACATCAGTTATTTCAGTACCTAACAACTCCCAAATAGGACCAGTTAATTCTACCCAAGATTTAAACAGTTCCCCATTTGCATCAATTTCTTTATAAGAATAAAATATATTACCAATCATTTGGATAAATGTGACTATCCCAAACATAAACCAAATACCCCCTTTGATTTTATTTGTTGCAGCAACTAAAGCTGTAATTGCACCAACTTCTATAGCTATTGAAAGGTATATTGCCCAATTTATTGGGTTTGCCATATCGTACCAAGTAACAACGTGTGAAATAGATATACCGGCTACCAATAATATTGGTACCAAGAACATAGACCTGTTTGGGTTGTTTTTAATCCAATTCCAAAGTTTAATCATTTTGTAGTTTTTTAATATTTTGTTTTACCAACATATGTAATTCCATTAATTGTTCACCACGATCTTTAGATGAAATAAAGTTATCGTACTCAGTATGAACTTTAATTTTTTCCTGTCTAATAACTTCAGAAATATTATTAATAGTGTCTCTTTGGCCTTTAATAACTAAATTAAGACTATCTATTGTTTCACTTTTTTCTGTTTTTACTTTTTCTAATTTTCTAACTTGTCCTGAATTTACACAAGAACGAAAAAAGAAAATAAATAATAAACTAGATAAGATATGAATCTTATATTTCTTAATAAACTCGATAAAATTTTTCATATTTTTTTTCTTTAATTTTAAGTAATTTATTAAAAAAGTCTATAATTAACTTTTTATATAAATATTTATATTATATGAATATTAAAAAAATCATAAAAGAGTCTATATTAAGGGAAGAAAAGTTCCATCAATTAAATAGTGAAATAACTTTCACATTTGACTTACATCACGATTTAGGTGGACACACAGCACAAAGAAAATGGAGACATGGTAGTGGTGAAAAAATATATGATATTGACATAGTAAGGTTATTAAATGACGCCAAAGAAGAAATTGTTTACAGTATAATTGACGGTGATATTAGACCTAATAGAAGATTTATAGTATCTAGAGATGGTGGTGATTATTTAAATGTTATAATTAGTCCCGAAAAACTAGATACGAACCATTGGAATTTAGTAACTATTACAGTAATGAAGAAACCTAACTTTACTGTAAGTGCTGGTCAGTTACAGATATTTGTACAATAAAAAAACCACAATAAAAATTGTGGTTTTTTATTTAAATTTATGCCGGTACTATAGTAACTGTACCACCATTAGCTATTGTTAATTTATATCTTGTACCATCTGGACTTTTCATTATAATACCCTCACCAATTTCATCCAATTCAACTTTTGGCATATATACCGTATCGTTGGTAGACCCAATAATATTTTGACCCCCCAATACAACACTTCTATCACCAGTTACATTTGAACCAAATGAATGTATAAATGAATTTAAACCAGAAGCTGTAGAAGATATACCACCAGCATGTGATGCGGCACCAATTGCTGTTGTAAATTCACCTTCTGTATGTGAACTATTACCTAAAGTTGTGGTGTAATAACCCTCAACATGGGAGGTTATACCACTAGATAATGAACGAAAACCCTCAGCATGTGAATAATTACCAATCGCCCTTGTTTGTTGACCTTCAGAATGTGAATATAATCCATTAGCGGTTGTACTATTACCTTCAGCGTGTGAAGATTCACCACTTGCCGTTGTACTATTACCTTCAGTGTGTGAAAAATTACCACTAGCCAGTGTATTATTTCCTTCAGAATGTGAAAAATCACCTAATGATATTGTGTAATAACCCTCAGCATGTGATGAAGTACCACTAGCGATAGTACCTAAACCCTCAGCATGTGAATATGTACCACTAGCAATTGTATCATAACCTTCAGCTACAGCATAATCACCAGTTGCATCTATTGATGTATCATTTACTGCTTTAATAGAATATGTACCAGTTGAGCCTGATGTCCAAATTGTTGGTCCATACATTGGTAAATTTAAATAATTGTCGGCTGACAGTGTACCGACAACATATAAATCACCATTAATTGTTTGTCCTGTAAGTGAACCATCTATGTTGTCTATAATATATTTTACACCCATTTTAGTTTTTATTTATAAATATATCCATGGGTATTAAAACAATTTTTTAAATAAAAAAAAACCACGGTATTCTGACCGTGGCTGTTCTTAATGTATTCTGACAAGAAGAACATTTAATTATCTTATCATTTATACTACAAATATAAAGAGTTTATTTTAATTGGCAAATTATTTGTGTTTAAATTCAAATAAATTTATACAATTATTTTTCAATTTTCTTAAAGCCTTTTCTTTAATTTGTCTGATACGTTCCTTTGTTAATTCAAATTCATCACCGATTTGTTCTAAAGTCATTGGTTGCCCGTCGATACCGAAATACATGTCGATTATTTTTCTTTCTCTTTCAGATAAAACAGAAAGAGTTTTTTCTAATTCATTTTTTAAAATGTCATCACCATAAAAATCGTCATCGGGTCTAGCAAATGAGTTATCAGGAATCATATCCAATATCTCATCACCATCCTCATTTATTTTTTCATTAAGGGAACCACAAGTTGGGTGTAAGAGTACTGATAAATCCATATCCATATCAGTAGGTTGCCTATGATTCTCTTGTTCAAATTGTGCGATTTCTTTTTTGATTTTAGATAACTGATTAGTTATATTAACAGGTAGTCTAACTGTTCTACTGTTTTCAGATAAAGATTGTAGTATCGATTGTTTAACCCACCACACAGCATAAGATATAAACCTAAAACCTTTTGTATGGTCAAATTTTGTTGCGGCCTTTATAAGACCATAATTACCTTCAGAGATTAAATCCACCAACGGGACCCCCTGTCCTTGATATTCTTTTGCTATAGAAATAACGAATCTTAGGTTAGCACTCACTAATTTGTCTTGTGCTCTTCTATCACCTTCAGCAATTTTTTTAGTTAATTCAACTTCTTCTTCAGGTGTTAATAAATCTATCTTTCTAACCTCTTTTAGGTAATTAGATATAGAGTCTTCTGATGTTTCAATAAATCTTTTATTTGATGCCATATATTATATTTTATTTTTTTCCAAAAATAAGATCACCGTTTTTAGTGGTTTTCTTAGACGTTACTTTATTGTTTTTAGTTGTTTCCTTACTTTTTTTAACGGGTTTTTTATTTTTATTTTCTTCCTCAATTGATGATTCAATCCGTTTTCTTTTCTTCATGTAGAAATCACCGTTTAAAGTATAAGGTAATGTCTGTAAATTACGTTCAACCGCTTTAATGTAATTCTTACGTTTTTCTAAATCAGAACCTCTTAATTCATCTAAACTAGATTTTAATTTATCTAATTCATGTGACAACCCTTCTGATGCAAATCTTACTAAAGATGTGATAAGTCCTTGGGGTACTTCTGTGCCATACCAATCAACTTTATCATCTTCACGAATTATTTTCTCATACAAAGAATTATCCATAAAATTACTTCAAACTATTAAGGTAAAAATTTCTAACCACTTTACCCAAATCATAATCATTCGGGTTTTCCTTAACCATATCAGCTATTTTACCCATCAGATTTGGGCAACATTCTTCACTGTCATTAACTACATCCTTTACTTGGCGTAATCTGTTCATTTCTTCAATGAGTTCTTTTATATTATCCATGTTTAAATTATTTTTCATAACAATACTAACCCTATATGGGTTTTTAATTAACTTTACAAAAATAAGGATTTCTTTTTATTTGGCAAAATTTTTATCTAGAAACTCTTTTCTTTTTCTATATAAATCTTCTTTCCTCAACATCTCTTCTTTAGAGTATTGATATTCTTGGGGTACAAAATAATTCCACTGTTCCAATGGTTTCATTTTATTTAATTTTTTAAGTAATTCTTCGGAGTATGGTCTAATAATACCCATAACACCAAATAGATTATCATTTGAGTCTTTCACATAGGGTATCGGGTCTGTCCATCTACCTTCATTATCCCAAAAAGAAACTATCTCACCTATTAATAATGGGTCTGCCTCATTTGAACGGCATATAACTTTATCACCTATTTTAAATAAGAATTCACCGTCAGTCCTTTTATAGTGATATTCAGTTATTTCTTTATAAGTTTCCTTAACATCTTCTTTAGGTGACATTAAATCTAAAAGATCTTTAAAATCTTTTGTTTTTTTCTTTTTCTTAAAAACATTGAATAAACCCATTCTACGAACTTTTTTCTAAAATTTGTATTTCTTTTTCAGTTAAACAACTTCTATCATATTCGTGTCTACTTAATTTATCTAGAATATCGTCAACATTGTCATATTCTTCTACCTCAGCTTTCTTTTTAGTTTTTTTTAACTTTGGTTCTAAGTCTTGTTGTAAAACTTGTAGAGTTTCTTCATATTCAGGGAAAAGTCCTTTAAAATATTTTACAGGTAAATTAACTCCATTCTTACTTTTGTCAGTAATATCAAAAATTAAAAAAGCTGGTATATGAGCAATTAACTCATAGATCTCGTTGGTTGTGTAAGGGCTATAAAAGGTTCCTAAAAAGATACCATTACCATCTACATAATTCACACCATGGTCTGAATCTGCTATATGATTTAAATCATCTTCAATGTTTTTGTAATCACCTAAAACAACAATTAAGTATCTAGAATCCATATGTTTTTTTTTAATAAATATCTTTCACAAAGATAATGTTTTATTTAATAACCAGTGAAGAAATATTATTTTTTTTGTTTATAGTTATAATTTTAGTAGCCCAATCTCTAACAATTTCATTGTGTGTTATAATAAAGATATTAGGGAACATTTCTGAACATTTCTGAAAGAAGTTTCCTACCAATTCTAGGTTAGTATTGGCTACTTTACCCAAAACTTCATCAAAAACAATTATGTTTGGTTTAGGTAAACAACTGACCTTAGACATAACACAACGTAGAGCTAAAGATGAAACGGTTTTCTCAAAACCACTACCTTCAGTAATAGGATATTTTATTGTTTCACCGTTTTCATTTTCTTTTATTATTAAGAACTCAACTTCTTTTTTGTCATTTATATCCACCTCAAGTTTAAATGGGGCGGTATCAATTAGTAGTCTATCTAATTCAGAATTAATTAAAGGCATAACACTTTTCATTATTATTTTAATAATACCATTCTTACCAACCATTCTTTGGTAGACTTCAAAAATTATTTTTATCTCTTCTTCAGCCTTTATTGTTTTAATGTATTCCTCATTTTTGTTTATTTGGGTTTGGTGTTGTCCTATTTCATTTTCTAATCTTTCACCTAATTTAATTTTATTGGTTTTTTCTAATTCTAAGTTAGATATTTTAGCGTTGTAACCCAAGATTTTACTATCTAATTCTTTATTCTTTTCTATGTTACCTATGTTGTCTTCATATCTTTTTTTGAGGTCTAGTTTTTCTCTTCTTTCTATTCTTAACTTTTCTAAATCTAACTCTAATTTAGTCACAACCAATGAAGCTCTATCATACTCAGAAACAGAAGATTTAATTGTATCCTGTTCTTTAACCAAAGAACTAACTTCAGCAAGTTTTTCCCCTAAAGAAAGTAAATCTGAACCTAAAGTATTAAGGTTATTTTTGTTTTCTTCAATTTCTTCTGAGTGGTCCACGTCAGCCAAGGGTTGTTTACATAAAGAACAAAATTCACCTTCCTCTAAGTTTTTAATTCTTGACTGGGTTTCTTTTATTTTGTTTTTTGTTTTCTCAACCTCTAAACTTAAATCACGTTCTTGTTTTACAAACTCTTTATGTAAGTCTTCATCATATACAGGTTCAGTCATTCCCTCAAAGGATTCCTTAGCCTTATCATAATCTTCTTTTTTCTTCTTACCCTTTTCAGTTATATCATTAACCTCTCTATCGATATCCTCAGGTCTAAGATTTATAACCTCACCATCTATCTCAACTTTTTTAGATATTAAAGTTTCTTTTTTTTCTACAGATGATTCTATGCTAGATACTAAACTTTTAATTTCTATTTCATTTTCTAAAATAGTTTTACTTTTTTCTTGTATATTGTTTTTTAAATCTTCTATTTCGTTGGATAGATCTGTTATATTATATAGGTCAGATTTTAAACCTTTCGCCCAAGAAGATTTCATCTCCTTAACAATATTTTCTTTATCCTCAATAATCTCTAATCCAATAAATCTAGATAATATCCTACCCTTCTCTGTTGGTTTTGTATGAATAATGTCCTCTAGGTTATCAGCATCAGCTATAATGGTCAATAAAAAATCATCAACAGAACCAATAGATTTTTTTATAAATTCTTCTGTCTCTCTTCTTTGTTCACCCTCAAGATTTTCTATTGTGTTATCAGGTAAAATTCTGTAAAAATAAAGGTCAGTTCTTGTATTATATTCATTACCACCTCTTTTTAATTTTCTAGTAACTATTCTTTCTATAATATAGTCAACACCATCTATAGCGATTTTACCTTTAACAGAAACTTCGTCCTTGTCCCTAAACAAATTAAACATTTTAATGGCAGTACTACCCTTAGTAGTTGTATTGAAAAACAGGAACAATAATAAGTCTAAAGCTAAGGTTGTTTTACCACCCATGTTAAGTGGGTCTGAGGTAATCACAGTAATACCCTCTAGTTCTTTAAAAGATATTTTATTACCGTCACCATAAGAAAGGAAGTTAGACCACTCTAATTCCTTAACATACCAATTTCTATATCTATAATCAGTATCTCTTTGTTGTGAAAGTTTTTCATTAACTTTATCATCTAAACGTAAAAGACGTTCCCAATCGACCTCAATATTACTGTTGTTTAACCATTCTTTAAATAACCTTCTTTGGTAATTAACATCCATTAAATTATCAGCAACAGTCATTTCTACCTCACCATTTTCAGTTGTAACTTTTTTTGGTTTAAAAACAACTTGTACGTTAGGGTTATTATATTTTTCAACAATATATTTTGCAATTCTTTTAGACCTTTCTTGTGTGTAATTCTCTGGATTATCCTCCCATACGACCCTAATTTTGGCTTTATTAGGCACACTAACAATAGATTTACTAGATACTTTTTCCATGTATTTTTTTTATAAAAAATAATAAATTTATTCGATTAAATAAATAGGGGTGTCAGGTTATTATTCCCCGTACAAATCTTTTTCATCTCTTTCGTTTCTAGAGACCCAACTAATTACATTACTTAAACCACTTTTTTTAGGTTTATCTTCTATAATTTCTTTTTTAGGTGGCTGGTAGTTCCTATTTTTTTCTAATTCTAATTCTATTTTAAGGTTTTCTATTTGTTTTTCTAGTTTTTTTATTTTATCACCATCATCAACATAAACCTCAATAATCTTTTCAACTTCTCTGATGACTTCAATAGGTACTTCCACTATTTTTTCAACTTCTCTGATGACTTCAATAGGTACTTCTATACGTTTTTCAACAATTATTTCGTTTTTTAAGTGTTTTTCATCGTCATTAAGTGTTTTTTCAATAAAAACTTCAACAGGTACTTCTTTAATAATCTCTTTTTCTACAATTACTTCAAAAGGAACCTCAACAATTTTTTCTACCTCAACAATCACTTCGACTGGTACCTCCTTAATAATTTCTTTAATAACCTCTTTTTCAATAATTTCTACTTCATTGTTAGCTTTAAAGGGGGTTGCACCATATTTTTGAATATTGAATCCTTGTTGTAATGATTTTACCATAAAAGCATTCAAATCTGTAATATCGTTTAACCTACAATATTCCCAAATCTCATCTTTTATTTTTTTAGGTATTTCCATATTCTATTTTTTCCCAAGTACCATTAGTGTTTAATATGTAAGAACCTAGGTATTGTTTGTTCCATTCATTAGGACTTATTATACTAAGAAAATTTTCACCCCTGCTATCAATATAAATATGGTATATTTGCCCTAATATAGGTTGGAAGGAGTATTTGGTCTCATATATTAATTTTGTAGAGTTGTATTCACCTACTAATTTTTCCCATTCTAATTTTAATTCTTCAAGTCTTTTATTAAAGTATTTGTCGGCTTTTATAGCATCCGATTTATCTATTTGTAAAATTTCAAATCCTTGTGACCCAATAGTAGTGGGATAATGTTTTATGTTGGCATCAAATTTTTTTGTCTCTTCATTATAGACAACATTATCAGGGTATTTTTTATTATCAGTCAATTAAAATTTATGTTTTAAAATACTTTTACCCACTGAAATAGGTTTATCTTCTTCTTTAATATCTTCTGTTGGCCTGTTTCGATTATATCTATCAAAATATACTTCAGGTTGGATTACGTTTTCAACGGGTTGTATATAATTCGGATTATACCAATAATCTAAATTAATATAAGCAAATCTAACGATAGGTTTATAAATAGGTTCGAAGTTCATTGGGTCAAAAACTTGTACTGTTTCTATGGAATAGATAAATATTTCATTATTTTCATCTAAAAGTTGATTGAACTTCTCTGTTAATTGATATAAATTATCAAAACGCCATGTATTTACTACTAAGGGTTTTGTTGTTGGGGTGTTAGCTAATTCAGGGTCAACTATTCTTCTTCTATTTTCAGGGTGTGGTATTATATTAGATGGAAGATCTAAAACATAAACTTTCATATTTTGAAAATATTCCATTATAGCAATAACTTCCTCCCTAAATGTTTCATACCTATCACGACTTATTTGGTATAGACCTTCTCTTATAGTTTGATCTAAAGTGTGAAAAGAATTAGATAATAACTTTTCTGTTTTTTCTTGTAAAGATAAATTACGATTCATTTTTACATAAAATTAAAACCTAAAGAACCTCTAGAAGGCTCGATATTATGGAGACTCAATCTATTATCATCAACTTTAATCTGTTTGGTCTCCCCATTAAAATCAACTATCCAATAACTACCACCTTTACACTTACATCTAGGTGTTTTTTTATCAATAATAACACCATATAATGTATCTGAAAAGGGGTCAACAAATTTTACTCTATCACCAATATTCATTTTTTATGATTTTAAAATAAATGAACAGCAGTCCCTTCAACTTGTAGGGATTTATCCAACATTTTTTCTTTTTGTTTTTCTATTGAGTCTTTCGCTAATTCAAAACTATATGTATATTCAGAACCTTGTGACGGGTACCAAATTTCCAAAAGAAAAGTTTCATTATAACAACACTCTTGGTCTTGTGTTTTCATAATAGGTGTATACCTACTTTTACCGTTATTTAATTTTTCTTCTTTAATATAAAATGTTTCCATAATCTTATTTTTTAATTAAACTAATTTTTCGTTTTCTTCTTCAATGTCCTCTATTGAGGTTATTTTAAAGGTATAGAACCCGTAATCTGATTCTAAATTTATATGTTTATGTTTATTTGTATTAACATCCCATATGACATATCCGTGTTTATCAGTAGACTCACCAAAATCTTGTTGTATCATCGATGATGGTTGTACGATAGGAATTCCATGATAATCCATAACTTGGTATAAGTGAATATCACCACAACAAACAAAATCACACCCATCAAAAATTGATATGTCTTTTCCATCCTCAAACTCAAATCCTATATTTGTTTTTAACCCAATAAGTGGGTCATGGTATAACCCAACATATTTTTTGTCACCATATTCTTCCTTAGCCTTCTCAATCTCAGGTCTTTGTGAACCTTCCATATGGCCATATAAACACCAAACAATGTTATTATCTTCATAACAACCTGTGTGTTTTAGAAATTTAAGTCTATCATCACCTAATGTCTCAATAATAGGTGTTAAAGCATCCATCCTATCTAAGTTGTTAGCTAAAAAATCGTGGTTACCTAAAATGACTATCGTATCACAAATATTACAACAACATTTAAAAAACCAAGTAACCAAATCTATGAGTTCGGGTGTCATCTGATTTTTTGAATGTACCACATCACCAGCAATAACAATTCTAACTTCTTCTCTAGTTAATTGATTGTCTCCCATATGCTCTTTAACAGAATCAAAAAACTTTTGAAATTGTTCTCTATATTCATCATGTCTTTTATAAAGTCTGATGTGAAGGTCCGCACAGTGGTATAAAAATTTTATCATAATTTAAGTTTATTAATTTTTTTTGTAGGTTTAAAGTCTTTTTCTTTATTAAAATTTGATATCTCGTTTTCCAAGAAGAAAACAATTTCATTTCTAATTAATTCTTTGTATTCATCAATAGAAATGTCAAATACTGCATCAATATTCATATTTGGTGTTATTCTAATTCTAGTTAACAACATGGCCCCACCATTAGGTGACCTAAATCTAACTGCTTTGACCGGTGAAAAAGTATCTGGGTCATACATTGTTGGCGTTAATGAAAAACCCAATGGACCAAACTCGGATTCAAACCATTCAATTATATCATCCATTTAATTCAAATTGTTTAATTTTTTTTAATGGTGTAAAATCATTATCTAATCTATATCCATTTTGTCTAAATAAAGAGTCAAATAATAACTTTCTAAGTTCTGTATCACGACCAGTAAACCCCATAACCTTTTCAATGTTTATACCCGTTATTCTTGATATTTCATCATTAATCATAATATCACACTTAAGGCCATGACTATCATCACCATAATAAGTGGAAAGTTTAAATCCTAAGTGACCGTAGTTTTCTAAAAACCACCTTTTAAGTATGTGATATATGTCCATTATAAATTATGTCTTGGTAAAAATTTATTTGGTTCTAGATTTTGTGGGTTATCTTTTAACCACTCTATATAATCTTCAGCAAAAATTCTACAAAGTTCTGATTCTATGTCCATATGAGTATACCCATGATTACCCTCCAATATATGTCTATTATCTCTAAAAAAATTATTCATTTCACCTAAAAAATGTTCTATATTTGTGATAATTAAACCTGTTTTACAAATTCTATAAGTTATAGGAAAAGCTGCTGTATTCAAGTATAAATCACCATACCTAGTATCATTATCTAATAAGTGAGTAGACATTTTTTCGTAAGTTAAAGCTAAATTTTGTTTAATCCACTCATTAGGTAAATCAGATAGAAGGCCCACAGTCTCCCATTTTTCAACTATTTCTTCCAAATCCATGTCTTTTTAAAATATTATTAGGTTTTAATAATTGTCTTTTTTTATAATAATCCCATATCTCTTGGGCTTTTTGGTTTACCTTACCACCAATTGTAGTGGTGTAATAAGCGTTTTTATCTATAACTAATTTCTCCGAATCTACAAACCAAAATTCATCAACAAATTGTTTTAATGTACCATTACTTACGGTTGGTAACATCTTGTGGGATGTTATTGTTCTGTGTTCACAAGGTCTACCACATTTGTCATAAATTTTTTGTTGTATTCTTTTTCTATTCTCATTATTATAAGAGACTATTAAAGCCATTTTATCTGGATTGTTAGTTAAAAAATCAATGACAGAATCAACAAGTCTTGTTGATTTACCCGTTTGTCTACCACCCACTTCAACGTACATTATTTTCGGGGTTTCTAATAGCTTTTATCCTCATCTTAAAATCGGTATAGTCATTATACATACCACTGTGGTTAGAAAAATCAATAAAACCCTCATCTAATAAAATTTTTG